AAATGTTTTCATAATAATTTGGCGTTTCTTTTTTGCATAGGTCTCTATTCTCCTTTGCATTTTTGTATATTTTAATGTATGTCCTTTTTCATCTGTCATAAACATAATTGTATTTTTTCCAGGGTCTATTGCGACTTTGTTATAATCTTTCAAGTTGTTTAACTCTTCTTCTGGTAATTCTGTTATGTAATCGTATTCACTACACGATGAATTGGTATTTTCTTGAATAGTTTTATCTTTCATATCTACTCTTACAAATAACAAAGAACAACCTACTCCATCAGTAGAAAACATATGATTAAACACATATCTTTCTGTCTTCATGAGTTTATTTATTTTTTCCATGTTGAATAATGAATTCCAAATGAGTTCTTTGTTTTCATTCAATTTGTCAAGCAATTTTCCTTGCGTTGTCTTGTGTTTCTTCGTGTCAAATAACATCGTAATAAGAGTTTTCGTGTCAATATTCATGTATTTTGGTATAAGCGATTTTCGCAAGGGACAAAACTGAAATAATTTCTTCTCTTGTTTTTCCAATTTCAAACTCATAAAAATCATAGGATACAAATAGTTTTGTGGCGAACATTCCAAATCGTAATGAACATTCTTTTTTATTTTTTCTGGTATTAGAAATGATTTGTTTGCATCTTTCCATAATTTATATTCATTTTCAGATGTGTTAGTATTATACATTAGATCATTAAATATGATTTTTGTTTTCTTGTAGAGTTCGTGTTTTTCTTCCTTCGTATGTCTATCATTTTCAAATTGTATATTGATAAATCGTCTCAAATGTTTTGTAAAGTGAGTTTTAATATTTGTTTCTAAACATGTCAATATTGCAGTAGCAGTATAACCAATTGCGTTACCATATTTGGAATAACACAACTTCTCACCTTGTATGGTTTGATTATAATGGTTTTCATAAAAAAATGTTAGTTCATCGTTGTTTAATTTTCTTCCTCTTTTATCTCCGACAGCAATTGTCTTGATAATATGTTCAATAAATTTATCATCTATTTTTGGAAGGGACTGGTTTGTGTGATATTTATGTAGTATATACAATCGTAAAAACTGATATGCGTGTATCACAATAAGATTGAGATTTTTGCAATAAGAGTTCAGAGTAAGTATTGTTTCTGGATCTAAACAAATACTTTTAAGAGATGTCTTAATGACTTTCAACAGAGTATTTGACTTTTTCCGTTTTTTCATTTGTATAATTACTGAATATTATATTTCTAAGTAATTATACGCAAATATTCTTTTCGCTAAATTTATTCAATAAAGTATCCAATTTTTCTTCAGTTTCTAATATAAGATTTTTAAACGAAATATTATCACTTCTAAATAGTCTTCCTCCAAGTTCTCTTTTTAATTCTTCATGATTATTTAATAGATAATCCAAAGTTTTTTTATGAGTTTTCATATCACGTTCTATACATTCTGTCTTAAATACTATACCTATGTCGATTTCATCATCATAATATATTCTTTGCAAACAATTCATATCATATTCATCATTTACAATTAGTTATTATAAATTCAATTACAAAAGGGGTTGGTAATCCAGACGTAAATAAGGTGCTTGCTCTTATTGCAGGGTGTTTTCTTGACCAACCAACTTTTAAAATGTTGACTTCAAATGATGGATTAGACATTACATACACGAATTCTTTGTCAGTATTATCCTCTTGCATTTTTAATTGTATATGCGTATTGTTATTGTTAAATAACAATAATTTCAATTCAATTTTTTAAATTATTGATTTATTATCTTCTTCACAAACATCATTATTCATCTTTTCTTTTTCTTTCTTTTTCAAATAATAATTGCGTCTATATTCCTTTAACTTATCTGGGTTTTCTTCCTTAAGTTTCTTCAGATAATTAGATCCTTGTTCTTTTATTTTGTCTTTATTTTTTTCGTAATATCGTTTGTGATTTTCTCCATTTGTGTATTTTTTAAGTCGTTCTTCCAACTCTTGCACTTTGTTTTTCAACTCGTCATTTTCTTTTTGTAATTCTTCCATTTCTTATTATTATGCATAAGTTATTTTTTAAATATTTTATAATTTATAAAATCATGAAGCACCATACCGAAGATTATAAATTAAGTGATGTTCAATATTATTTGAAACATAATAACGATATGCGTAATACATGTAAAATATTCAATTGTAAATATTAATCATTAGTACAATGGGTTAAAACATATAAGAAAAATAAAACCTTACAAAGAAAAATAAGGAGAAATCATAATCTAAAAATTACACCAGAAATAGTGCGGTTCGTGAAAGAAGGTGTCCGAAAATATTCATTTTTGAATAATTATTTAATAATTCAACAAAATCATTTTGAAAATATTTGGATTCAACGTAATTCATAGCTTCATCTGAATTAAATCCGTATTTCGATGAAAGATCAAGTAAAATATCTTTAATTTGGCTATTCATGTTCTTAATACAAGTTCTGTGGCGAAGAAAATAATTTCATTTTTTTTTCAGTGCATTGCAACAAATCGATAAGGTCGTCGATCTTCATATACATGCATATCTCCCATTTTCTGCCAATTGGGGGATAAATATTTATTGTATTGATCCGGTGCATTCCATATATTCAAATTTTGTTTCAATTGCTCCACCATATCATTCACATTATATATCACATCCGGTATTGTTCCGTTTTCAACTTCTTTTGTTCCATATTTACTCTCATATTGGATCGAAAAATGCCATCCACAATCTCTCGCCAATATTTCTTTCATCAAATTGACCAAACGCAAATCATGGGACATGTTGCGTTTATATGGATTGATGTAATGTTTTGAACCTTCTGGCAATCCTATTTCTCCTCGAAAAATACCCGCGTTGGTTCCACAGACATTTATTACGCTTGGTCGAAAATCCGATGTGCATTCGGGTGCACCAGGGTTCAAACAGAAATGCTTATACAATCGAGTTGAATTGAATCCAGTTTGCATATCATGAAAATAATTACGTCCATAATCAATGATTTTGGCAATATATTCGGTGGAAAATGTAAATATTTTTCCATTGGAACAATGATAATGCATATCAATGTATTTATCACCAATATATGGTTTAAATAGCATTACATTGCCAGCATGCAAATCATAATGGGTGTATTCGTTACACAACACACTCAGCACAAAATATACCTGAAAAAGAATATTCGGATAATCAAACGTTCTGTTGTTGGGTCTTGCTTTATCAAAAATATAATCAAACAATGAAATGAAATTGTCATAATGTTGCAACATAATGGATATTTTATTTTGTTTGCCATATAAACAAGCGTTGTTTGTAATTGCGTTCAAATTTGGAAAACCCAAGTATTTCAATCCATTTTTTACTTCTTTCCAATTTTTGAGAATGGTAGATGGATATGCTTTTTTTGGCAATTTTTTGATTTTCTTGAAATTCTGGACAGACTCATACAAATAAATTTGCGGATATGTTTCAATGAAACATGGGAAAATGGGAACAAATTGATTGACAAATTTTCCCACAATATATTCATACACCAAATTGTCCCTCTCTGGCTCACTGCTTTTTATAACAGAAAATGCGTGGAAATTGTTTCGTCTATATTTAATTTGTGTAATGAATCCATTGCTGCTTATGCTACCAATTCGTTTTATTTCTGTGACCAATGCTGGGTCCAATAAATAATCGTTGAAAAAATGTTTAATATTGTCTCTGTAACCACCAAAATCCAAACAAAAACCACGGGTATTTTCATTACATATCTTTTGAAAAACATTTGCTTTTCGCATGCTTGGATTTGCCAGCAATTGTTCCAGATTTGGTTGATTGATTATCTTTTTACTTATTGTTTTTGTTTTGCTTGTTGTTTTTAGTTTCTTTTCTTTTTTTGTTTTATTTTGAATGCATTTTCCTGTTTTTTCATTCAGTATTTTTCCTTCTGGACATTCCTTTTTTTTATTTGTTTTCACTTCATTGCACCGATTTGTCAGTTTATTCAGTATTTTTCCTTCTGGACATTCCTTTTTTTTATTTGTTTTCACTTTATTGCACCGATTTGTTAGTTTATTCAATATTTTTCCTTCTGGACATTTTTTTTCCATATATATATTATGTGATATAAATATAATATACAATAAATATATGAATGATTTGCAAATGCCAGTCCCTTATGCAAAAATGAAAAAGCATTTAAATAAATACGATAAACTGGCAGATGAAATTATCGGATATGATGGAAATCCATTAATTAGTTATTTATTTTATTTATATTTATTCAAAAAATACAAACAAGAATGTATTATATTTGGTCCCACTAAAAAAATAGGGTTCAATCTATCTTTATCCCCCGGGAAATCAATGTATGAAATTGAAAATAATTTGAACGCAATTGATGCCGCAACAACAACCATTGCACAATGCCTGGAACAATCAAAAACAGGAATCATCATTATTCCGATATTTCTACATTTGTCACCAACTGAATCTCATGGAAATTTATTAATTTATAGATCAGATAAGGGAGAATTGGAACTATTTGAACCTCATGGAGACAAATATTACGGAAAAAGTAAAATAATAAATGAACAAATATCATCTATGCTGACCTATTTTAGTGTAAGAATGGAATTGTTACTTGACGCAAAACATATTTCCTACAAAAAAATAAAAATAAAATATGCATCAGATGTTTGTCCAATGATAAAAGGATTGCAATATTATGAAGAAAATAGTTTGAAACCAAAGAAATCAAATGAACCAGGATATTGTAATATTTGGTCTATGTTTTTTGCTGAATTGTGTTTGAAAAATCCACATATTTCAAGCGAAAAAATAATGGAATTAATTTACAAAACATTTGATAAAATGACTGATTCAGAAATATCCGATTATCTTCGAAATATTGCCAGAGGATATACATATTACATTCATGATACATTGCAAAAATATTTTAAAGAATTCTATGAAATTGAACCACAATTAATGACCTTTATTTCTTCTACATCTAAAGGAACTTCAAAAAGATTTTTTATTATTGAACTTTTGTTAGTTGTTATGAATATTGAAATAAATATGGAAACAAATGCGAATTACATTGAATCTGAAATAACACGTCTGCATGAAGAAATAAAAATGAATAAAAACTTAAAAAATGAAGAAAGAGAACAATTTTTAAAAATAGTTTTGCATTTGACTGAAAATTATAGACACAAATTTGCCACAATGAGCCCCCTATCAACTCCTCGCAAAAAAAAGAATACAATTAAAATATGCGAATCTGGAAAAATTCTCAATAAAAAGACAGGCAGATGCAACAAAATAAAACAAAAAAAACCTTGTAAATCAGGGAAAATTAGAAATGAAAAAACTGGCAGATGCATTCAAAATAAAACAAAGAAAATAAAACATTAAATTTAATTATACCTGAAAATTGCCAGGGAGTTCAACTATTTGGGTATGATAATATTCTTCAATTTCTTTTATTTTGGGAACATCGTGTCTTGTAATAAAATTTATTCCAGTTCCCTTTCTCCCCCATCTACCTGAACGCCCAATTCGGTGTAAATAATTATGGACATCTCTTGGCAAATCAAAATTAATAACAACACCCACTTGTTGTATATCAATTCCGCGAGAAGTCAAATTGGAGGAAATCAGCACTCTGGATGTTCCCTTGCGGAATTCTTTGAATACTTTATCTCGTTCAACGGCAGTCATTTTACTATGTAGACAACAAACCGGAAATCCATCCGCTTTCATTGCCTCATATAAATCAATCACTCGTGTCACATCATTTGCATATATGATGCATTGAGAAACTGAAAATTGTTGATATAAGTCTTTCAGTGTTAAATATTTTTGCCGGTCATTATCCAACGCAACATAGTATTGTTTGATTCCATCCAATGTTAAACTTTCTGCTTTCACACAAATACGCAACGGATCTCGCATAAATTTGTCTGTGATTTCAAATATATTATTTGGCAATGTTGCGCTAAATAATGCAACTTGCACTTCCGGACGCACAAATTTAAAAAAATGGTGCATTTGTTCGCGAAATCCAGTGGAAAGCATTTCATCCGCTTCATCCAATATCACCAATTTTAATTGATCGGTGGACAAATGTCTCCGCTTAATCATATCACATATTCTTCCTGGGCATCCAACAACAATATGTGGGGGTGTTTGACAGATACTTTCTGCATCCTGACGAATTGATGTGCCTCCAATAATTGTCTTTATACAAATGCCATTCATTAAGCTGGATAGTCCAGTGATCACAGAAGTAATTTGCTCCGCTAATTCACGCGTTGGCACTAATATAATAACTTGGGTAACATTTTCTTCCAAATTCACTTTCGCCAAAGCCCCAATAGAAAAAGTGCCAGTTTTTCCAGTGCCGGATTGAGCCTGTGCAATTAAATCTCGTCCTTGTAAAATAGGATAGATTGCCTTGCTTTGAATTGGACTTGGTTTCTCAAATCCATGAGAGTAAATGCTTCGCAATAAATTGGTGTCTAAATTTAATTCATCCCATGAAGAAAAAATAGGTGCTTCGTTGTCTTGTTTGTCCATATTTTATATATAAATGAATTGGCTTTAAATGCATTTATATATTTATTTGTTTGATATCCCCATTTTTCAGATTATAATATGGTCAGTATGATAATCCAAAAAATGTGCCACATTCATCATAATAAATATATCTGGATGTCATATCCGAAAATTTCATATATTCTATTGAAATACATCGCAATATTTCAATTATTTTTCCTGGATTCAGATTCTTGTATATTTTGTATTACTTGATTCATATCGAGTGGATTTTTATCTCTATATTCGCGCATAGAGGTATCCATTTTGGTTCGTATTTGTCTGTATATTTCTTGTTGAGGATGTATTTTGATGGGTGCTTTTTGAAGTGGAATTCCCAAATAATCTTTTATTGCATTTTCTACATTTCCGTCAAATTGCTGCAATTTTTGTTCTGCTTCCTCACGGCTGTAAATGGTTTGGTTCATCAGCATTTTTATTTTGTCCATAATTATTTATAATATAATAGATTTCTTTATCTAAAAATCAAACGATAAATAAATTGATTTAAAATTAAATATCATTTATTAGTATAATTCAGAAATGCCCGGTGGAATTATGCAACTCGTAAGCCAAGGACAACAAAATGTAATATTGAATGGAAATCCGACTAAATCTTTTTTTAATTTCACATATCATAAAATTACAAATTTTGCTATGCAAAAATTTAGAATTGATTATGAAGGATTGAAAACATTGCGTCCCACAGAAGATTCCACATTTACATTTAAAATGAAGCGTTATGCAGATATGTTGATGGATACTTACCTTTCCGTAACTTTGCCAAATATATGGTCTCCCATATTGCCCCCGCAACAAATCACTGAAGAAACAACTGCACAAGGATTGGGAAATGTGGAGCAATGGGCACCATATGAATTTAAATGGATTGATTTTATTGGAGCCAAAATGATTCGCAAAATATCTATATCCTGTGGCAATTCCACATTACAAGAATATTCGGGCGATTATTTATTAGCAGCAGCACAGCGCGATTTGATAAATACCAAATTCAATTTATTTGAAAAAATGATAGGACACATTCCAGAATTGGTAGATCCGGCAAATGCTCAATCACGCGTCAATGCATATCCAAACGCCTATTACACAGAACAATTAGCAGGTTCAGAGCCATCAATTCGCGGCGATGTACTATTAATCCCACTAAATTGTTGGTTCAGTTCAAAATCTCAAATGGCGTTTCCATTGACATCTCTACAATACAATGAACTTCAAATACAAATTACGTTGCGTCCATTGAATGAATTGTTTGTGATTCGTGATGTGATGGATGCGACAAATAATTATCCTTATGTTGCACCCAATTTTAATACATGGTACATGCAAATGCATCGGTTTTTACACCCGCCTCCCGATGTTAGTTTAGATATCACCTCTTATCCAGACAGAAGAGTCAATTGGAATGCGGATATTCATTTAGTTTGCAATTATGCTTTTTTATCGGAAGATGAACAGCGCATATTTGCACTTCAAGATAAAAAATATTTAATAAAACAAGTGCATGAAAAGCAGTTTTATAATGTCACCGGTCCGAATAAAATATCGCTGGAATCTCTTGGATTGGTTTCTGGTTGGATGTTTTATTTTCAGAGAAGTGATGCCAATTTGCGTAATCAATGGTCGAATTATTCAAACTGGCCATATAATTATTTGCCATTGAATGTTGTTCAAGCACCAACATCGGGTATATATACTATTTATCGTAATATTAATGGGGTATTGACACCAGTTCAAATTGGGCCAGGGGTGAATCCGAGTGGCTTGAGCACTGGTCATTTAATCACTCAAACATATGATCGGCAAAATGACAAACAGATATTAATAGGTATGGGCATTTTATTAGATGGTTCATATAGGGAAAATATACAGCCGGCAGGCGTTTTTAATTTGATTGAAAAATATACTCGAAGCACTGGAAATGCACCAGATGGTTTATATTGCTATCATTTTGGCATGAATAGTAATAACACAGAAATGCAGCCATCGGGTGCTATAAATATGAGTCTATTTAATAAAGTGGAAATGGAATTTACGACCATTATTCCGCCATTGGATCCATTGGCGCAAAGTTTAACAATATGTGACCCAGAAACGGGAAATATAATTGGTATCAATAAGCCGACATGGCGAATATATGATTACAATTTCAATTTGTATTTATTTGAGGAAAGATATAATTTGGTTCAATTTGTTGGTGGAAATGTGGGAATGATGTTTGCTTCATAAATATAAAATATCTAATAATTATAGCAAATGAGTTCGATTGATGAAAAAAAAAATGAACCGGGCAAATTAAATTTTTCTGGATTTTTCAAAAATTATGCAATTAGCATTATTTTTACAATTGGCATTAGCGTATTTTTATTTGGAACAATTGGCTTGTATTGTAGCAAAATTGCTCAAGCCAATATATTGCCAACGGATTCGGAGTTGGCACCATATACAATGTATGACCGAATATTAAAAAAGGATTTGCCTATTGACATACATATTATGAAACCAGAAATGTTTGCAGAGCCAAAAGAAACCATGTCACAAAAGGCTATTTTTAATTCACAAATATTTTTAGATAGTTTTGCAAATAGTTTTTTATGTTCATTGCAAGATTCAGGACATGCTGATTCAAGTATGTTTTCAAACATTCCTCTTTATTTATCATCTGTATATGGGGATTTATTGGCAAAAATATTTTCGGCAATCACAACAATATTTTATGGCTTGAGCTTTCTTCCTGAATTTGCAGTGATGATTCTGTATGGATTTTTGCATTATATTATATGGTTTTTTATTTTCTTATATGCATTGGGTTGCAGCACCATTTATCACATTACAAATATATTGCAATTATTTCGTGTTCCATCAGAAACGGACGAGAGTAAATGGGAGGCATATAAAGACATACATATATTACGATTCATGAAATTGGTTTTGGTGTGGTTCAGTATCATACCCATTTGCTTTTCGGTGTTTGCAAGTGCATGCATTATGACGTTGTATGCTTTTTTTGCTCCATTGTATGCAACATATGTAGTTAAAAATGATCCATCCAATAAAATCCGTGGACTCTTTGATTTTATTAAAGAAACCTTGAAATATAAGCAATTTTTCTTTTTTGTGTTGGCAAGTGTTAGTTTGTTATATAATGGTGTAAATAATTTTGGCAACGCTTCCGCCATTCCAATTTTAGTTGGCATATTTGTAGCATGGTTCATGGGCTTGTATTCCAATGAAATGCCTTCCTCTTCTGATTTTTCAGTTGGAATTCGTGCAAAGTCAATTCAATCTGAAGTATTAAAATTAGATAAGAATAAGTTGCTGAGCATGTGTAACATTCCGACAATGGATGATATTGCTGCTCCAGGCGCAAGTATCCGCAAAATTAAATCAAACGGCGGAAGTGTGGGAGATAAACATGTGCGATTTTCCGTTCCAGACAATGGTGAAGATAATATAGAATTAAAAAATATTGCAAATAATACAGAGACAAATAATACAGAGACAAATAATACAGAGACAAATAATACAGAGACAAATAATACAGAGACAAATAATACAGAGACAAATAATACAGAGACAAATAATACAGCAAATACGGAGGAATCAATTGCTCCAATGAAAGCTCCAGAAACATTACCAATAAATCCAATTGAGACGCAAAAAGGCGGACGTAAATTGAGACGTTCGAAAGAATTTCAGTTAAAATTTGTTTAGATTAATTTTCGGGTTTTATTAATTCCATTTGTGTTTCGGCGCGTTTTTTTCTTTTTATATTTTTTTCCGACTCCTCCTCCGAGGTATTGAAATGTCGTATTACAATAATCAATAATTTTATTTCTAACATTTTCATCTAATACTGGCAATTCTGAATTTTCGGATGCTTTTTGCCCATAAGATTGTATCATGCATTCTGTAAATTCGTCTAATTGTGAATAGGACTCATAACATTTATATCCCATTTCATCCAATACTGGCTTGATATCTTTCCGATTGCTGATGATATCTAGCAGTTCAACATATTCTTTAGATTGATTTGTAACTAACAAGGCTTTCAAACTCAACAAAAATCGTTCAATGATGCCATTGGGACAACTCATTGTTGCAAAAGAGGGAGAATTTACATCCCCGTTATAAGCCGTCCAACAATCTTTGATAAATATATCCAAATATAAATGTTTCATTTCACTTTCTTGGCGTTGGACAAATATAAATATAGCCGTTAAAAATTGGCGAATAGATAATTCATATATTTTTCCAGTCACTAAATTCACCATATTTTTATTTAAATTCATTATATTGACGCGTTTTGCAATCACAACTAACAAATTGTAATATGTGTCTATTTTTTCACTTCTTCCATTATTTATTGTAATCTGCAATGTTTTATTTGGAAGTCCTTCTTCATCCAATTGATTGCAAAGATATAAAAAATCATCCGCAAAATGTTTTGATAGTTTGTGCCCATCCTCATCGAAAAATCCCCCGGTAATGGGAAGTGCTTCTTCATCCTTTTTTAATAATTCTAATAATCGTTCATAATTGTCTAAAATTGGTGCAAAGGATTGATGAACTTGGAATTGTATTTGTCTATTTTCTTGATGCAATGCTAAGTCTTCTTCTTCCACTTCTTCTTCCACTTCTTCTCCTAAGCGCAATCCGGTCACATTTTCTTGAATAACATTATCTAATATTGTTCCTTCATTGAACCGGCAGGCTTCATCAAATATAACGTTTTCCAACTGGCATCCATTCAATACAACATCAGACAAATTGCATCGGATAAATTGACAATGATTGAAATGAACATTTGCAACAGAAGACCCAACAAATATGCAATTATTAAAGATGACCTCTTGAAATAATCCATTTGCATCTTGCATATATTTGTCAAATGAAGAACCCGAAAAATCACAATTTATAAATTGAACTTGTTTCATTTCACTTGAAAGAAACAAACATTGAATCAATTGACAATATGTTAGTTTGCAATGTTGAATGTTGCTCATAAATATAGATTCGCCCATTTTGCAATTTTGAAACTCACATTGAGTAAAAGGAGTTCCCATATACTGACCTTTTGTCATCTGACAATTATTAAAAGAACAATCCAAGAAATTTCCCAACGAACTAACCCAATTATTTAATTGGCTATTCATAAATTGGCACTCTGTTGCCATAGTTAAATCAAATTTACACTTATTCATTTCAGAATTATCATCCACTATCAAATGCTCAATTCTCCGACGACTAAATATACAATGATTGATGAGACAATTAAAAAAAGAGACAAATTGAAATGGAACATCTTGTATTGGATTATTTGCTCTCATTCCATCTTCCGACAATAACAATTCCATCCTCCATGGAACCCACATGTCAAATCCAATGAAAGAGCCGAATAAATCACAATCAATAAATTTTGACTGAATTATTTTGGTATTTTCAAAATGTGCTTTTTTCATTTGGATTGTTTGAAATTTGGAATGAAGAATTGCCACATTGTTTAAATACATCCGATTAAAACTAACACTTGGTCCCTCTAATGCAGCATTTTCAAACGAAACTCCGTCCATTATATTTGTATCCGGGTCATCTTGCGGGTCATCTGATTGATTGACCAAATAATCCCATTCTGCCAATTTAGCAAGAAACATTTCATTGTTTTCAATGGAAGCCATAAATGAATTACATTGTGCGGATAAAAAATAATACAAATATATTTTATTTAAATATGTCTAAAAATAAAAAGAAAATTGCAAAGGCAAAAAGAGAATTACCATTTGTTAGTTTGTGCACTCCCACATTCAATCGAAGACCCTTCATTCCATTTATGATTAAATGTTTTTTACACCAAACATATCCGAAAGACCGAATTGAATGGATTATTATAGATGATGGGACAGATCCAATAAGCGATTTAGTACAAAATATTCCTCAAGTAAAATACTTTTATGTGGATGAAAAAATGGAGCTTGGCAAAAAACGCAATTTTATGCATTCCAAAACTACCGGAGATATATTAATTTATATGGATGATGATGACTATTATCCGCCGGAGCGGATATCTCATGCAGTTGAAATGCTCCAATTAAACCCAAGGTGTCTTATTGCTGGCTCGTCTGAAATGCATATTTATTTTGATTCCAAAGATAGAATATATCAATGTGGACCTTACGGACCCAATCACGCAACAGCAGCGACATTTGCTTTTCGTAGAGAATTGTTGAATCAAACGCAGTATGATGAAGATTCTGCGTGTGCAGAAGAAAATGCATTTTTAAAGAAATATACCATTCCTATGGTTCAATTGGACACATTGAAAACAATTTTAGTCTGTTCTCATCAACACAATTCATTAAACAAAGAAAAGTTATTATTGGAAAATCCGAAGCAAACGAAAACAATTCCATCGCGATTTGTTGTAGATGATTTTGTAAAAGATGCTGAATTGAAACAATTTTATACACGCGATATGAACCAACTTCTTCAATCATATCAAGAGGGAAAGCCGGAAAATAAACCAAAAGTATTTGAACATTTAAAAAAATTAGAAAAAGAGCGTGAAAAGCGAATGGAGGCGTTTCAATTGCAACAAAAAATTGCATCAATGTATAATGCGAATAATGCGAATAATGCAGATGCATTCAATATCAATATCAAATCAATTAAAGAATCGTATGAATTAAAATTGGAGCAAAAAAATACACTCATTCAAGAATTATTTAAAAAAGTAAAAACATTGGGGGAAGAAAAGAAACAATTGGAGAATCGTTTGAACGAAATTAATGCATCTGCATCCGATATGAACGCAATAGAAGACAAACATAATACAATCAAATGTTTCAAATGTCAAAAAGAATTTGAAGCAAATTATTCTTGGCATTGGTATTGTCAAGAATGTTATGAATCCGTTGTTAAAAATGTAATGCCAAATATTCTAATATAATTCTTCTTGACAAACTATTGGCATTTCTTCCGTTTCTGCATTTTCTTTTGTAAATTTATCCAAATATCGATACATACGACGTATATCTTTATCCCCCACAATGTCATTTTTAAGCATTGTTTCAATATCATCCATTTTATATTGTGTTCTCAAATTTTCAAAAAAAGAAAATAAATCGCTTTTATCCATACCAAATTCTTGGCAAAGCATTTGTATAAAATTTGCATTGTTATATTCTGTGTTATATTTAGTAAATACCTTTGTATAACGCATATTGGATGATAAAATCTGATTTGAATTGAGTCTTTTATCACACCATTTCTCATGAAATAAATGATTATTTTTATATAATTTTACAATAGAACTCATTTCATTCAATTGCCAAATTTGTTTTTGAAACGTAACCCGATCAATATAATCTGAAAAACAAATATTATCTAATACTTCCATGTAAAAAAGAACGGATTTTTCTTTGTCTTTTTTAGAAATAATATCTACGATATTTTCATGCCAAAGCAGCCCAACAATTGTTCTATCGCCATCATTTATTGAACCAGAATGTTCCTCTAATGGGAAATCATTTGCAAATAATTTCCCAACAATATCACCCATATTGTCATTATATAATTTTGGCATCAATATAGAGTCATTTAATACATTCGGATTTTTATTGTATAATTCAACAATTGTTTTTAATTTTCGTAAATCTTTTTGAATATAATTAAATAATTTGGAATTGGGAACCAAATGAATCTGATTTAATATTGAAATAATTTGTTCTTCTGTGGGTGGTTTTAATTCAATTGGAAAACACGCTTTAATTAATTCTTTTATTTTTTTATCTGTATGATAATTTCCAATACAAATAATAGGCACCATTGTTGTTTCTTCTTTCATTTTCTGTTTTTTAGTTTTCTTCGGACGAATCATTTTAATTAATGAACTTATCCCTCCTTTATCACCACTTCCATTATTTCCACTATTCATTCCATCAATTTCATCCATGACAATGGCTATTTTCTTTGTTTCTTTCCGATACATGCTCAAAACATTTCTATCTCCCATTTGCTGAGTTGAAATCATTTCAATCACAGATTTGTTGCGAGAATCTCCGACATCATATCTAATAACATCATATCCAGCCTTTTTTAATAAATCCAAAACAAATGTTGTTTTACCTGTTCCTGGTTCTCCATACACATAAATGCTGCGTTTGGAAGTCAAATTGCTTTTATTCAATTCAAATTGTTGCAACCAATCTATCATTTGTTGTGCTTCATTTGTTCTATTGAGCAATACATTAAAATCTAATCGCTCCATAAAATATATTCAACTATTTTTCTATTCCCTTTTCGCAGAGGAATATTATTTTGATTCCATTGATAAATTAATTCTTCACATTTCTTTGAACCCACTTCTTCCGCATAAAATTCTAAAAATGTAATATAATTCGCATAAACACATGCTTTGTGGTAATATTTTGTCAAACGAATCCATAAATTCCAATTTTCTTGCAATAAATGCCCCACAATAAAATCATTATCTTGATGAATCATAGCTCGAATAAATGTTTCAAATTTCGCTTTTGGCACTGAATTACGTATGCATTGCGAATGATGTAAATTGTAATAATGCCGGTTGAATGTAAGACGAAATGATATGGGGATGTATTCCATAATGAGATCAAGTAATTCCAAGGGCAATCGATCGATTCCCTGGAAATAAATATGTGACATATATTATCTGTTGAAATTATTTTATATATTTTTATGAGTATTCTTTCTCTTTCTCTTTTTGCGTTTGCTTTTGCATATTCTTCGCTTCTTTCCGCCCGCCATTTTCTTGATATGATAATATAAATCGGAATCGTAATAAATGAGATGTTCCAAATACTCCAACAAATCTTCCACCACCTCCATTTGTTCCTCATCGAGTTCTTCCGTAGAATATTTATTTAAATATTGTTGTTTCAATTGAGTCAATATGTGTTGAATGGAATCATCAGGATTGAATTGTGGAAATTGACCCAAAAATTCAGACTGCAAGTTGCCACTCGTTAAATTGCCGGTTATTTTTTTTCTTTGAGCAATCATTGGAAATTGGTGGATGCTTCTTAGGTAATTTTTATAATCCGTCAAAGTTGCAAATGGCAATTGTGCAATATATGCATTGAATTTAACTTCTTCTGAGTGGTTGGGTGACATAAATCCAAAACGATTATACCACGATTGTCCTGTGGTTAATATTTCCAACACAAAAAGATTCAATCCATCTATATAGGACGCATCCGTTAATTGAATAAAGGGAACATTTATTCTTTTTCCAAATTCAATTATTTCCAATAATATTTCCGTCCCCGAATTGGGGTCACATTTTTCCAAACTTTTCACATAAAGATGTTTGATTGGTTTTTTTACTAAATCTATTGTAATAATGCATCGCTCATCATTTTGGGTTTTATATATTATTTTTTTCTCGCTTTGACTCAATATATGAAATGTCAACTCAAATTTTAAAAATAATGCGTTGAGCACTTGGAGCTCTTCCATATATTAAAATAATATAAATAATAACCTCTATAACACCAAATGTTACTCCGGAGAAACAATAATTTTTATTTATTAATTATTTTGCACCACAAACACAGCAAAAATAACATAAATAATTATTAACATTTTATTCCGGTCAAATAACATTAAATAATTCTGCCCGTTCCAATGTATTTTCAGAATTATGTGCAAAGGATGATTGAACGAAACAGATTTGATTTCATTATATAATGCGTTGTATTTCAAAAACATAAAACTCACTTCTATTGTATGGCGGATGATTTCATTCACAAACTAACATTAAATTGCTTGATTAGCAAAAATCAGCTTTTCAAATTGAATAAAACATTGAAAAATACAGCCAATGAAAAAAAAAGGAAAGAAATGGAATCCTATCGTCCACGGGTGGAAGAGCTGTTTACGCAAATGATTTCGGGAAATGCACCCGAAAATATTATGTTGGAAGTGCGTGATTCATTTGACGCATTTGTGGCGAAATCCGTTTATTATTTAAAGGCATTGGATTGTTCTGAAAAAACGCCGGAAATTGAAATACAAGATGATATCGATTATGACCAGGAAGAACAACAAATCTCCAATGGAAATGTTGGGGAGGAGGAGGAAGAGGAAGAGGATGACAATTAATTTTTTAATATTGGTTTATAATATGCACAAAAGAAAAACGCACAGGCAAAACATGCGAAAAAAGAAAAAAAATAAAAATACTAGAAAAGCATTTCATAAACTGAAATGTAGTCCAGAAAATAATGGTTCTGAATATACTTGTTATTCCGATGAAGATTTAATGAAAATGCGTGCCATGTGGAATGCACGATATCCAGATCAACCCATCACAAGCACACAACCCAAAATAATTTGGAATCAGTTGAAATCCTTTTATGCACAAACATGTAACAAGGAGTCATGTTGGGTGAGACAAATGGTCAAAAATAATGCAAAACTTGAAAATGAATTGTTGGACGCATTTGCACCGGAATCACCTGCAGAATGGAAAAAAAATCCAAATGAATGGCTTTCCAGTGTTGATATTGTAAAAGTGATGAGTCAGTATGAAAAGAAATATAAATGTTTTGATTTTATTGGTCCATCTCCAATTGATTATGACGCTAAAATGTTGCACGGGAAATGTGTTTGGGACGAATTATGTCATTTTCAATTAAGCAGTCATTTAAATCGGGGGCATAAAAAAATCGGCATTATATTCAATTTAGACCCGCATACAAAAGGGGGAAGTCATTGGGTCTCCATGTTTGTGAATGTTAAAAATAGTACTATTTTTTATTTTGATAGTGCGGGAGCAAAAATTCCCGCGCAAATATTAAAATTAGTGCTGACCATAATGAATCAGGGAAAACAATTGGCAAAGCCGATTCATTTCCATTTCGATCAAAATTATCCGGTGGAGCATCAATATGGCAACACGGAATGTGGTATGTACTCATTATACTTTATTATTCATATGTTGGAAGATAAAATTAATGCCAATTATTTGAAGACGCATATTTTAAAAGACAAATATATCGAGAAATTTCGCAGAATTTTCTTCAATCAACATGGGGCATTGTGAGTTTGTTGGACAATTCCATCATATGCGCCAAAAAATCGCGAAACACTTTTGCAAATTGGAATCGCATATTTTCATTTAGTTGAATAGTAAATTTGCTTTCCTCCATCCAACAAAATGTAAATTTATTTGAATCTGAGCAATATTCTAAATTATCACACCAATAGAAATCGTCAAAATAAAATTCAGTTGATTCTCCTTGTTCTAATTCGCAAATAAATTCATTAAATTCCTCAAATGAAAATTCGCTTTTATCAATGGCAAATTTACCACGTTCATTCAATGTGAAATGAAAATGATGGTGAAATATGGGTTCATCTCCCATCAAAACAATAAAGGTTGAATCATTCCCCTGAAAATCAGAAATCCAAGATAAATTCCATTGTGCCATAATAATATATCTTGTTTCATTTTAAATTGTTTTTATTGCTATTGTTCAATGCAAATAATTGAATATATATGGGAAATGTCTAGAACGCCGGAAATTAAATGTTAATAATTAAATAATTATCCAATGAATTTTAGTGTTGCTCCGGAGTAACACTTGGCGTTATAGAGGTTAATGTTTTTTTTTCAAAACGGGCTTTTGTTTTTTATTATCAACTGATTGCTTTTTATTATTATTATCAACAAAATGCATTGGCATGGGCAAATATGGTTTGCCTGTTAGTTGTGCATACGATTCTTTTATATTTTCATAGGTATTTCTACACTTAAATTCTTTTAATTGTTCTTCGCTTGGGTTCTTTCCGGGAATTAAAATAAGTTCCACCAGTATTTTAAACGCAGCACGCGATTCTGTATCCGTCCATGTATCGTATTTTGGTTTTTGGTTTTGCTTTAAATTTTTGTCTATGTAAGCTTTAAACAATTTATCAAAATCACTTCCATTTGATTGTGTATTACCACCTCCCCGCTTTTGTTTTGTTTTATTTTTTTTGCGATTTATTCTTTTTTTTGTTTTGGTTTTTGTTTTTCTTCCTCCTATATTATTGTGAATTGGATTAAATGTCTCTGTATGCTGCGATTGTTCTGGGTCTGGATTTTTAATTGTTGTCATTTCGATATCTTCGGTTTTATTATCTTTGGTTTTATTATTTTTACTATTTACATTATTATCATCCAAATATGTGTATTGATTTTTTCTTTTTTCAAAATTTCTTCCAGAAAAATTATTTAGTATTTTTCTCGTTTTCAAGCGTTTTACTTCACTTGACACAAGATTTGTAAATTTGGATGATGAATCTTTCATTTTGGATGTTTTGTTTTTGACGCTATTATTTATTTTATTATAATTATCATTTACCCAATGATTCAAGTTGTTGAAACTTGGATTGACGCTTGGTTTAACACTCTTATTTGACAATCCAAGCATTTTCCTGAGCTCATCCGCTTCATTTCTTTTGTCATCTATTTTCGGCAATGGGACCACATCAAATTCCTCCGGATACATTTTGATTTCCATAATAGTATATGGCTTCCCATATATATAAAAGAGTCCTCCTTTTGCAAATAATGTATTTAATGTGAGACGTATATTTTCGCTAATATAATGGCGCCGGTTGGCTTCTGATAACTCATTTACACCTTTGGGCAACTTTGCAACAAATGTTTGAAATCTGTCTCGGTCAAAAAATTGCCTCATTCGCGGTTCCTTATCGGTGGACACATTGTCAATGATATATTGCTTATATGGACGCAATGAATTGAAATATACTTTACCAGTACCGGCATTTGGTATGGACATAGATGGAGTATAAGGTTTAGTCATAAAATGAGATATTCGTGTTTTTACGTCAATGAGAAGTGTGTTGGGTATTGGTATTGTTATTTTTGCTTTTTTCTTTTCTTGTTTCTCCCATGGCAATGTTTGCGACGAATTAATTTGCGATGAAAATGGATCGAATCGTAACGAATCAGATTGTTGTTGCGATAGATTTAATTGGTTTGAATTTGAATGCGATAAATTTGGCGATTGCGATGGATTTGATTGCAATGGATTTGATTGCAGTTGTTTTGATTGCAATGGATTTAATTGTTGTTGATTTGATTGCAATGGATTTGATTGTTGTTGATTTGATTGAGAATTTGATTGCAATAATTTTGATTCTTCTTGTATTAATGGACTATAATGTTCCTTTTCATAATAAATATATCTTATTAATTCAATGTTTTTTTTTTCATCAAACCTACTATATCTATAACTATTGTCGCTGCTTTTCGTTACAACATACAGCGAATAATTAAGTATGGCACCAATTCCATAGGTTGGACTGGCGTATGGATATGCATTATTTTTATTATCATTATTATTTAATAAATGAATATAATCTTGATATACATCTTTGTATTCAGATATTATTTTGTTATTCGATAATTCATAAATATATGATGTTAAAATATTATTATCCCATGTTTCTTCACTTTTTTTACCATTATTTGTATTATCATTATCATAATTTGTTTTAATTTTATTACTTAATTCTTGCTTTTTTTCTGATTCTCCAATCAGATATCCCCTAATCCAATTCGCTAAATCTTCTTCGGTATATTTATTATATTTGTCATCACATTTTGTTTCATCTTTAGTTGTGTCATCAAATTTATACAAAACACAATCAATTGGATGAATAACATTATTCAAAATCCATTCATTAATACTATTACTTAGCTTTTCATCCATCGATTTGCCATAATATTTAGGTGCTTTCTCTTTTAAAAATGTATCTTTATTTGAAGAGGCGTAATATTGTTCCAAAAAATAAAGAGACGTAAACAAACATCTTCCGTCTCCTTTCACATTGTATTTATTAAAATATCCAACGCCATCAACTTCAATTGTTTCAGGATTATTCGCCATATTCTAACTACACTATCATGCGATTATATTTATACGTTTAATTTAATCAATGTTTATGCCTTTCTTGTATATATGACATCATCATTACATGCTCTTCCTTCCATTTGCTTAAATATGATCGTCAAAAATGAATCTCATATAATACAACAAACACTCGAAATGCTATGCAACGCCATTCCATTTTCATATTGGGTTATTTGTGACACCGGTTCATCCGATAATACACCTGAATTAATCAATCAATTTTTTGAAAAAAGGCAAATCGCTGGGGAACTAATTCATCATGAATGGAAAAACTTTGCACATAACCGAACATTGGCACTCCAATGTGCCTATAAAAAAAGTGATTGGTTGCTTGTATTTGACGCGGATGATATTTTGAACGGCACATTTCCTTCTTTGAATGTACTTGATTCAAATGTGGATGCTTATTTGCTTCCCTTTGGAAATAAACTGGGTGTTTCATATCACCGAATTTTGTTAGTTCAAAATAATATTCAATGGGAATATGAATCTGTGATTCACGAGATTATTCACTGCATTGATAAACAAGTGCCGCGCATTGAAACATTGAGCGGCGATTTTTACATTGTTTCTGGAAGAAATGGAAGCCGGAATCAAGATCCAAATAAGTATTTGAAAGATGCCCAAATATTGGAAGAGGCATTTAAATGGAATGATAAAATGCATTCCAGATATGCCTATTATTGTGCGAATAGTTATCGAGATGCCGGAAATTCAAAAAAAGCAATAGAGTGGTACAAAATAACGTTGCAACAAAATGGATGGAGCCAAGAAAAATATATGTCTTGTTTATCTCTTTATAATAAACTTTGTAATATTAATGAAATAGAAAAGGGGTTATATTATTTGGCATTATCATTTAAATATGATTCAGAACGCCTTGAATGCATTACATTACTGATTCAGTACTATTTGGAGAGAGATATGTTTCAAATAGCATACCAATATTATAAATGGGTTGAAGATAAACTAACAAATATGAATAAAAAAGATAAATTATTTTTGCAACCAGAAATATATGATTTTCTGTTTCCGTCCTATATGATATTAGTGGCAAATAAAATGAATGATACAAAATTAATTAAACGCATGTTTGATATTATATTCTCTAAAAAATGCCAATATTTTAATGATACATTTTTAATTAAAAAAATATTACATTGCTTGCAATTATATATAGATGATTTTATGTCAAAAGACACATTATTTATAGCATCCGTTGAAGATTATGTCCACTTTTTAAAATACAATTCGATTTCACTTCCAAATTATTCTTATTTTCATTTATTTGAAAATAAATCATTTGAAAATAAATGCAAAGATTCGAATAATATTTTAATATACATTGGACAAACATATGTCCAGTGGAATCACACCTATTATGTGAATCATTCATTGGGTGGTTCTGAAACGGCAGTGATTCAATGGGCGAATCATTTTCCAAAAAATTTCAATATTTACATATATGGGGATGTGTTGGAAGAACAAGTGGGAAATATTTATTATGTGAATGAAAGCAAATCACCTACTTTTATAAATAATACAATATTTCATACAATATTAGTATCTCGCAACATTGGCTTTTACGTTCATTATCCAAATGCGCAATACTATCAATCTTTTATTTGGGCACATGATGATGCGTTGATGTATGGTGGTAGTTATATTAAAAGTGATGTCAGGTATAAAATTGATGGATGTGTTTGTCTAACAAATTGGCATATGGCAGAATATGCAAAAAAATATCCAGAACTAAGATGTAAATTATATAAAATTAATAATGGAATTGACACCTCTTTATTTCCAATGACACAAAATAAAAAAGTAAATCGCTTCATTTATTCATCCTGTCCTTCCCGTGGATTAAAAAAAATATTAGAATTATGGAATTCAATTGTGGAACAAATGCCGGATGCAGAATTAATTGTTTGTGGTTATACTGATTTTCCCAGAAATGCAGCCGAAGAAGAAATGTTTCGCATAATAAAGTCATCTAATTCAATTCAATTTGTGGGGCATCTGAATAAGACTCAATTGTACGAATATATGGCAACTGCCGAATATTGGTTATATCCATCTTATATTTTTGAGACATCGTGTATTACTGCAATGGAAATGTTAGCATCCAATGTCATTTGTTTATATTATCCAATAGGTGGATTGGTGGATACAATGAGTGATTATGGAATTCCATTGATTGACGGAGAAGAAGTAAAAACAATCATGCAACTAACAACAAAACAAAAGCAAGATATTAGAAAGAGAGGAAACATTTATGCAAAAGAATTGTGCAATTGGGAAATGAGGATGATTCAATGGATTGATTTGTTTTCTAAAAAAGAAGAAATAATGGACGAATTTGATATATGTGTGAAGTATGGCACAATGGAAGTAAATTTGGATATAACACAATGGGTTGTGTGTAAAGATGGAAGTTTGTCTATTCCTTTGGGAGACGAAGAAAGAGCACTTTATTATACTGATCCTTTATTTGGTGTAGAAAAAAGTATATTAATAATGGAGAAAAAAACGGGCACATTGTTGAAAGAATTTAAATCAAACGAACCAGTTGTCTGGAATGGGGAACTCGCAAAGAGTTTTATTCCCCTATGACCCCATGCGTTTGAAAATAAAAATAATGGGGACGCAAAAAATCTATAATATATTTATGGAAACATTGTTTACATATGAAGATGCTTTCCAAAAGGCATTGCCATATATTGATAATAATAATTATAATAATGTAATTAAAAAAAATGCAAATCTTCCGCCAGAAATATATCTACCCCGCTGGAAAATCAATCCACATGCATTAAAAACAACATTGTCATACATCATGGAATATTTATACCACCCTTGTTACATGTTGTGTGCGAAAAAAGGTTCCCCTTCCATATTTTATCGTCTTATGCCAATTCCAAAACAAACACCCGAATTGTATCAAAGGTCAATCCATCGTCATTTATCTCGGTTGAAATCGAATCCAATAATTAGTCAAAAACAGAGGCAATATATTGAACAAAAAATGAACGCATCTCCTGTCAGAATACTCCAATGTGTTGTAAAAGATTATAATTATAAATCCGCTGAATCCAACGAATATATGGATTTGTTGACTTCATGCAATATATTGGATAATGTAAATGGTGTGTTTATTTTTAATTTAACAGATGCAGTTATTTTGCGAAAGGATGAAATGCATCCTTTTCCAAATGTTGTCGGAAAAAATGTTCGAATTCATAAACAATATATAAATAAACATTTTTTGCCCATTTTCAGCATTTCCGGAATGGACGGATATGCCGATATTCCAATGGTTAATTATGACGATGTCATTCGCGTCTTAGAACCGGAAGAAAAAAAGATTCATTTCAGCAAATGGAATGATAAAATAAATAAAGCTGTTTTCAGAGGAGGTGCGGCTGGATGTGGGTATACTGCAAAGACCAATATGCGAATTAAATTAGCAGAAATGACTGCATTACATAAAGACCCTAAGATTGATGCATATATTGCCGGCAAAATGCATTCCCCAAATTCATCTTCTATTCGATTTGATCCCATTTATGGATTGGGAATGATGAATAATAATATACTTCGAAACAATCCAAGCAAATCTATGCTTACCATGGAACAGCAAAGTAAATACAAATATATTATTCATGTAGATGGAAATGTGAATGCATACAGATTGCTGAATACAATGCGTACGGGTTCACTTATTTTGCGAGTTGCAAGTCCATACAACTCTTGGGTTGAGCATTTAATTGAAGATGGTGTTCATTATATGTCTGTTTCAGAAGATTTAAGTAATTTGTCTTCTAAAATACGTCATTGCATTGAAAATGATGCCAAATGCAAAGAAATTGCAGAAAATGGAAAACGATTTGCAGAAATGGCAATCTCAAAAATGTATATTTGCAACATGATGCGTCAAATATTAGAATGTTTTAGTGGGCAAAAAAAGAACTTTAATAAGACAATCAGAAGCCCGCCTCTTGTAGAACAACCGCTTCGTTTTCAACCCATGACTCCGGATCATCCTCCGCCATCTTATTTCAAACAGCCCCATTCGCCTCTCGGAGAACCACCGCTTCGATTTCAACCCATGACTCCGGATCATCCTCCGCCATCTTATTTTAAACAACCCCATTCGCCTCTCGGAGAACCACCGCTTCAATTTCAACCCATGACTCCCAAATCCAAATCCAAATCCAAATCCAAATCCAAATCCAAATCCAAATTTAAATTTAAATCCAAATCCAAATCCAAATCCAAATCCAAATCATTTACGTCCATTATTCCTCTTGGAAGTAAAAAACGATGTCCAAATGGATACAGAATTATCAAGGGGACAAAAACATGCAAAAAACATATATAATTATTGTCTATAAAGCCATCCGTGGCCCGGGCTTATTTTTAATATGTTTATTTTTACATTGAATATGCTGTAAAAATAAAAACTAAAATATTTGATATTATCTTCGGCTTTATAGACATTATGCTATTTTCTTTACTGGGATATCACCAGCAACAATATAAATCGAATTTTCAGTAACAACAATATATTCTCCAGAAGATTTATACAATTTTGCAATTGGTGACGTGTATTCTTCTGCCGATTTAACTAACAATTTTTCACCAGTCGCCTCTCGAACTCCAATCAATGCCTTTTTATCCAATGAGTCTGCCCAATAATCCATCATAATCGGTTTATCATCGGCAATGGCAAGTTTTGAAGCATTAACAAATGTTGCTGCATCTGGTAAACGATACGTAGAACCATTTGCGGTTGCGGTTGCTGTCGCTGAAGAAGTGCTTGGAGCGGCATTTGATGTTGCCGTTGGCGGTTGTCCAGTTTTTAATATGGGAGTTGACATATTATGTAGAAAAACAAAAAATATCTTTAAATTGTTTTTATTTTACTTCAATATTTCTATTCTTGTCTTATAATAAAATGAAATCCAATAAATTAAATAAGTCAATAAAACCAAAAAAAAAGATTCTATTTACAATCAATGCGCCAAATTTATATAATGTATCCCTTGAGAATTCCCTGGAAGATATTTTATCCACTTATTTATCTCTTTGCAAATTAAATAATTGCAATAATATCTATGCATTAAGCACATTGACTCACATTTTTTTGCAAATATTTTACTTTACTAAAAACATTCAACTAACATATGATTGCACAAATAAAGCCATGTGCGAATATTATGATTATTTATCCCAATTTCAATGTCCGCGTGATGCTGCATTGCATGCATATAAAAAAAGTATTTATGAAATTCCAATTGACTGGAAACGAAATATGCCTGAATTGTCACCCCTTGACAAAATGACATTCACAAAATTGAATGGTTCTGTCTTTGCAATACAACAAATGACCAACCAAATGCCCTTACAAGACATTCAATTGCAATCCATCCATCTATAAAATAATTTTCTTTTTTTCATCTTCTTTTTCTTTTTTACTTGCACTCCATCAGAATTCAATGGTGCGCATACATATGGATATTCATTTCGGAACAATTGAACCAAATATTGATATATATCTTCTTTAATATTATCATTCTTTATTTTTCCGACAATCAATACACTCCCAGTTCTAAAAATCATAAATGAAATGCGTATCGTATCTGGATGCAGTTTGGACTCTTTTTTATATTTTTTAGAATCAGACACATGTTGTATGCCTGTTTGATTTATTTGTCCATCATAATAATAAAAGCTACATTGAATGCCTGGATAATGACATGGGTCAAAGATTGCTTGAATTTGATATTTGGTCATTAATATTTCGTGCATTTTCTCCAATTGAATAAAATAATTACAATCAAAATTTGAATTCACCAATACACTTTCAATTTCATCATTATTATATTTTAAAGGAATGTTGAAAAATGGCTGCAAAAATGTCACAAGAAAATCCATTATTTGCAAAAAGGTCTCTGAATCTTTTATTCCTGGTATTTCGACTTTTCCGGTATTAAATAACTTTGTATGAAATTCCTTAAATGCTCCATTTACTTGAAGTCTCACAATCATGACCAATGTGTTGAAAAATGCACGAGTATCCTTTGTTGGCTCCAATAAATCTTTTGAACACAATCCAATGCTGATTTTTCGATTGTCTTTAAATTTAACCCGCCCATTTGGTTTATCTATTTGCATAATGATTTTTTGTCTCTTATATTCCTTTACTTGACTCAATTTATTTAAGATTTCATCCCGTTGCTCAGGTGTTTCTGAATTAAATTTAGTTTGTTTTTGAATAACGCCTATTTGCTGGCTTAAATAGGGAGTAATTGGTATGTCCCAAAACAATTGCAAATAATTGTCCACATGTGTATTCAAAAAGGCTATTTTTGTTCTTGTTGACACATAAAGAGGAGTCGGCGTGGGCACGTCTTCTTCTAATAATACGCATTTATCTTTATCTTTTTCTTCCAAAATGGATTTCCCAGACACAAATTGATCCCAATCATCATCAACACTCATTCAATATTTGAATATGTTTTGTTTGACAATAAATTTCAATTATTTTCACATTCCATATATAAATATAATCTTCGTAAAAAAATAAGTGATGTCAAATAAGGTAAAAATAATTCCTCTTATTGAAAATGATGTATTAAATATAATAAATGAGAATAAATTTGTTAATTATTTTCATTGAATATTTCAGGTTCATCTGGAATTTCTGGCAGACCACAATAATCTTTCCATAACTCCAATTCTGCACCTTCAAATAAAATGGATTGCAATGTATCCACATCCACCATGCAATAAATAGATTCAAACGCACAATATTGTGTTAATTTCTTTTTTTTATCTGTATCCCATAATTCATCTTCCATATATAGTGCATCTATTTGACCACTCATTTCATCTATTTCAACTCCAATGACCGCAGTTGATTTAATCATTTGTTCATTTTGCATATTGTATAATGTCATTACAACAATATAATCAATATGGGGAAGTTCAGCTCGTTTTACTTGAATTTTATGAATTAAATAACTCATTCTTTTTATTGTGATCATGATTCAATAAAAGAAAATGAATTCAATTTTTTGCAATACATTCAATATAAATCAATTGTCTTTATATTGTTTTTTCTATAACAATTCACCCACCGCCATTCGCAAATTCTTTTTTAAAAAGGAAGAAAACTCCCGTTCCTCCCATCTCGATTCCTCCCATTTCCATTCCTCCCATTTCCATTCCGCCCAATGTATCGCGTCTTGCACTCTTTTTGATTTATATTTGCTTTCAATGAAGTCACAATATTCATTCAATTGGTGAGATGACTTTTTAAAACAAAAAACATTTTCATTCCTTTCAAAGCACCAAACTAACAAATCATCCACATGTTGCAATAATATAAATGTAATAATATAATAAGACAACACATTTGTATTTTCTTGAAACAATTGGCGTTTTTTACCCGATTTTTTATTATACAAATCTTTGTAAAGCAATCCCATATGATTCAACACTTTTACCACTTGATATGCCGCATGCATTTGTTCCATTTCCAAAAAATAAAATACGGAATGTGTTGGGTAAAAATAACTACAAAATACTGCATTTATTATTCGAGCCCAACATTCACTATATGATTCTTCTAAATTCACTTGCGACTGAACCGGAAATATTGTTAGTATGCGATTCTTACAAACGCTCGTATTCATCGCCGAAAAATCCAACGAAAAGGTATGAAATGTTTCATGCAGAAAAACTTTGAACCACTCTTCTTTGCGAAATATGACAATTTCTGACCCACAATTTCTTGTAAATGCCGTATTTACATGCTCTTGGCTTAACGCTTGAGCTGTATTATTTGGCAATACTTTCATGGCATCTGTGTGATAGACGAAAACGTCTAATTTTTTAACACATTTGTTAGTTGTTTGAGATGCTATTCGCAACCAAACAAACATCCAATGGGCATATTCATTGTATTTACGTTCTTCCATTGCATTTATTTGATTGTTTGTTATAAAATATATATTCATATTTGGAATGGAATATTGAATCACATAAATTCCAATTTGCTCACGAATTGGTGCAGGAAGTGAATTGTATGAAAATGTTTTTGGTTTCGGCATTTTGTTGCTTTTTAATCTGCGAATGGATAATGTTTGAACAAAGGCATCTGCTTCAACAACATTCTCTTTCAATAATTTAACAATATCGTGCATTTTTTTAGAGATACGCATTTTATTAGAAAATGGCCGATTCATATAATATGATATAAGCATTTGACTTTGTTTTGTTAGTTTCATAAAATATAAGGGGAATTAAAAAAAGAAATTATATAATATTCATAAAATAATATTGATTTAAATTTGAATGCACTGAACTAAAGTACACTTGATAACAATTATAGTTTATGTAAATAATTATCTTCTCTGCACGGGGAAATAAACTGCTAAAATATAATTATTAATTTTCAAGAGGTTGTCCCTTGTTGATTTGAACTAACATATGTTATATATAAATCATAAGAAGCAATAAATGACGGATCGCGTTGTTTAATTGAGGACGACATTAAGTCATCAAATATAATTGCATCAATATTTTTTCCTTCTTCTATTATTTTCAACACATATTTGTCTCTAAACCCATTCATTTTAATTTCAATATTTCCAATCGTGAGTGCCATGTTTGTTATAGTCTTGAAAATGAATTTCAAATTTTTTTATTCCATCGACAATGTATGTCGGAGCAACATTAAATCGTCACACACTTCTGGTTCTTGTCCTCTTCTGTGGTGCACCAATTGCGCATTTTTGGTCGCCAGCAGCATTCGTTTTAAATCTTCATTTTGCCGAAATTTGGATTCCAATGCAATTTTCATTTCTTTTTTACTTCGTTTTTCATAGAAATCCGCGTCAATTGTTACCGATTTTGGACGTATTAATTTATTTTTATATTTTCCAGTCTTTCCTCCCGCTCCATTCGCCATTTCCGGATCTTTTGATAATTCCGTTCCCGAATCCAACGTGAACGATAAATAGAAATCCGGATTTTCGTTTTTGAATTTGGATGCTTGATAATAGTGCTCGACAGACCCCCATCGGTGGTTCTCAATGGCAAAAGGTTGCATCCAATAGTTGTCCAATTTTTTTCGCCAATCCGGAATTGTGGAAAGCTCCGTAAATTCAAATACCGCGGTTTTGGGCATTTTTTCTTCCGGTCCTTTCCCTGGCAATTTATCTCCATTGGATTTCGCATAGAAGGAAAGTACAATATTATCGTCATACACATTCATTATTTTTGCCTCTCCCATGAATGCATTTTCATTGCCATTGCCATTATTAGGATGTCCCTCTTTCAATGCGCGAAATTCTGGAATGTAATAAAATACTCCGGAATTTTTCTCCATACATTTATCCACAATCATTCGCTTTAAATCAAATGGCAATTCCGGAAAGGTGAATATTTGTGCATGTTTGTATCCGATCAATTTATAGTGATCCCCCGTGTGGTCCACAATAATATAATATTCTGGACGAAATTCGTCGCGGCTTAAAATTACTGGGTCCACTTCATTGCCACATTGCATGACATTATCTAAGTCCCCTCGTTGGTACATTTTGCTTGACAAAATAATAAATTTGATTCCCAGGGTCACTTCCATTAAACGGATGGTAGATGCATCCGCCCAATAGTCGCATGTTCGCACCAATTTTTTGAATTCTTCAAATGTTTTGGTATTTTTGATAAACATCACATCGGATATATTTTCCTTTGCATATTTATATTCTTGTGACAATTTCTCCGTTTCCGCTTTGACTCGCTGGGCATCTTCTCGGATGCGCATTTGTGTTGCTTTGTCCAATGTAGTTTTCAATTGTGTTTTTAACATTTCAAATTCCTTCGCTTTTTCAGTGTGACGTGCTTTAGTTTCTTTGATTTCCGTTTGAAACATTTCATAGAGTTCCACATACCCCTCAAAGACAGATGCCGGCACTGAATCGGAGACTTTGGTTCGCAGCCTGGACACATTTGTCTCTTGTCCAATGCTCATAAATGCATCGCGAATGGTCGCAAAAAAACAATCCCCTCCTCCCTCATTGTCCAATATGGAATAATGTTCATTGGACATAAATTTTTGAATCCATGTGTGTTCCGGTTGTTCGTGATATTTTTGCCGAACGTCTAATGCCTCCTTTCCGGTTTCTTCCGGCAATTTGTCCGGCAATGGCGCGTTTAATTTCGCCAGAAAAATATCTTTTCTTAATTCTGGAATGTGAACTTCATTGGGAACAACTATTTTCTTTTTTTGTTTCTTTTCTTTCTTTTCTATTTCCTTTGGTTTCTCTAGAACCTCTTTTATTTCAGAAAGAACAGGCTCCGTTTTTTTCCTTAATTTATCCACAAACTCTTTTGTCGCAAATGTATACAACAATGGCTCATCCAATCGTTCCACTTCCACTGAACCCGAATCATCCATGATTCCTATGGGGGATGATGCTGCAATTTCAAATACTCCAATTTGAATCACCTTGTCATTATGTTTCACCAAATAGATGGGAAAATAAATAATATTTTTGCCGGCAAATGTAGAGACTGCTTGACCAATGGCAACAACTACATCCAAACCTTGAATTTCCATTTGATAAAGAGCACTTTCTTGATTTGTGTCCGCTGAATTCACACGTTTTAATTCTGGATAATTTACGCTCTTATCAATATGGGATACCACCATGTATTATATGAAGAGATTTGCTCCTCTCATAAAACGTAATTGATGCAAACAACCTTTATGTTTGTATCAATGTTTGTATCTCCCGGACCGGGTTCGAACCAGTGACCTACAGGGTTACAGCCTGTCGCTCTTCCATCTGAGCTACCGAGAGAGTTGGCAATGCAATCATTGCTTATAATTTATGTCTTGTTAGAGCAAGTTCCTTAACGACGTCCCTTACGTCTTTTCGCAGTGCGCTTGCGACAAAAGGAACGCTTGTTTCCACTTGCCCATTTGCATGATTTAGATGCTTTACGACATCTATCACTTGTGCGTCCCGCACACATTGAACGTTTCTTTCTTGTTGCCATCGTATAATCTAAACGAAGAAAAAAAAGTGACTCCCCTTAAACAACCGCGGGCTTTTCGGTAGATGCCTTCACCGATTTATGAAAATGGGGAGCCATGTATGTTTGAAGATTGAAATAAGTCAATTCATCTCCAACACCTAATTTCAATAGACTTCTTAATTTGGCATCTGGATTAATGATACGGCCATTATCCTTGCACTTCAAACTATGTTCATTGATGTAATTATTGATCTCACGGGTGACCTCCGTACGAGCCATCTCCGTTCCAATTGGCTTGTCCAAAAACTTTGCCAATTCATCTGAAATCTTGGTTGGTTTCACAAATCCAGAAGGCTGTCTGTTGCCCGCCTTTCTCTTGCGCTTTGCTTGTAATTTCTCAGATTCCTTTAATTTGCGACTCCATTTCTTTTCCAATAATTTAAATTCTGTCTTCAAAGTAGCAAATAATGTTCCAACCTCATTCACACGAACCAAAAAATCAGATGTTTGTTTCATCAAAGCAGCCGCATCTGACACGTCCACTGATTCTGCAATTGCATCCACAATCTCAGATGATTCTGGGGCAACTACAGATTCAACAACTGGAGCAGTTTCAACGGCAGATGTAACAGCGGCGGCAGCAGCAGCTTTCTTTGCTCTCTTTGGCGCAGCAGAAGAAGATTCTGGGGCAGTAGTGGTGGCAGTAGTAGTAGTGGCAATTGGAGTCGATTTGCTATTTCTTGGCATCTCTGATACTATTATATCATCCTTTTTCTTTAAGTTCTTTTTACAACAATTGTTTTTTTTCATAATTGTTGTTATCCATTATGGTCTTGCAATATATATGTTCAATTTTTCTCATTTGCGTTCAAATATTTTTATTTTATTATAGGAAAATTAGGCTTTTCTTGTTTTCTGTTTGGATTTTGCTTTAGATTTTGGTGTAAATTTTATTTTGGATTTTTTCCTGGCTCTTTTTTTCAAACCGCCATTTATTACTGCTTTTGTTTTATCAATCCATTCTTCAAAAATTCTTTTCGCATTGTCCACATTTGCATCCGTTAATTCCAAATACGTTATCAACCCCATTGAATAAAAATTCATATTTTCATTAATTTGATTTGTCAATTCCTCCATTCTTTTCTCTTTGGATTTCGACAATGAACAATAATCAATTGTCTCTTCTCCTTCATACACATTTTGAGCAATTGCATTAAATTTGCAAATCATTGTATAGGCGGATATTGCATTGATTGCTTCTGATTCAATTTGATATATTCGTTCATCCAAATGTTTAGAGATAATTATTGCAACCGCACGCAACAATGTATTGTAACCTTTTCGTTCATCTAATTTATTAGTTTTTGAGTCCATTGTCAAAGTAGAACTATTTCGGTTATTTGTATACACATTCAATGTTAAAGAAGAAATGCAATGATTCTCACGAAAGAGACAAAGCAACAAAAAGGTTGGCTCCCATTTGGCATGAAATGTTTCAATTACACTTCCTTCCTCAAAATCAAAAATATAATCCAAATGTAACTTTAAATTTTGTGATGCCATTTGCAGTTTGTCATTCATCCATTCTAATTGTCTTTTCGCATATTCTAAATTAATATGTTGTTCTCGTTCAAAACAATTATTTGAACTAACAAATTCTACATTTGTATTTTCAAATACATATTTTAGATTTTTATTTGGTTCTATTTTATCTCTCATTTCAATCTTAAATTCATCTGTAAATATTCCATCATTTAATAAATGAAAAATATGAACAATGTTGGAATTCTCAAACGCCAAATATTCCTTGAATGTTGCAATATATTGGATGCATCCCATAAAATCCATCATATATATGGGTTTATTTTCAATCAATGTCATTTTTCTTACATTTCCATCTTCATTTGAATGAAATTGAAGTTCCATTTACATATAATGACAAAATCCATTTAGAGACTATTTCATAATATTCAATATACGTTTATTTACCGAAATACAAAATTAATTACCATTAATTATCATTTAATAATATAATATTCAAACAAATAAGGACCACGACATGTATGTAAATACCAGTTGCTACCAAGATAATACTCAACGAATTCAACGATTCATTTCCACCAAAGAAATTACACCACATCAATTGTCTTACAAACTAACAAAACAGGCATTAAAAGATATTGCAAAATCATATCATCTAAAAATAAGCGGAAATAAAAATGATTTATTTTCGCGTATTTATTGGCACCAATATTTAACTCCCATTGTTATCCAAGTTCAAAAAGTAGTTCGCGGGTTTTTACATCGCCGATACGTAGCATCTCATGGTTCTTACAAATGCACCAATGATACTGACTTCTTAAGTATGGATAAACTAACAACTATTAAAATTTCTAATTTTTTCAGTTATCAAGATACAGATGGGTTCACATTTGGATTTGAAGCGGCATCCTTTTGGAATTTAATCAAGTGCAAAGGAAATGAAAAAGAGCCAACCAATCCATACAATAAACAACCCATTCCACATTCTGTTTGTCAACAATTTCATCGCATGCTTCAACTTGGAAAAACACTTGGATTCCATTTAACTTTGGATTTAGAAGATTGCACATTGAATGTATCTGTTGAAAAAGCAATTGAAATGCAGGCTGTGACCATTTTTTTGAAAATGGATGCACTCGGATTTTATACAGATCCCAATTGGTTTTTATTATTGGACATTGATTTATTGTATGAATATTATTTTACCATTCATTATTTATGGGAATATGGAGATTTAACTGATTATACTAAGCAGTGCATTTGTTATCCATCAGGTAACCCTTTTCTTCGCATTGAAGTTAAAAAAGAAGACAATAAAATGGAACTTCAAAAGAAAATATTGCAAATTATGAATGCATTTGTTTCAAGAGGGACAGACAATAATAATAAATGCTTGGGTGCGTATTATGCTTTAGGTGCACTTACATTTGTTAGTTTAAATGCAAAAGAAAGTATGTTTTGGTTATGGGAAGAATTTAGACAAAGAACATTACAAGTATAATCTATATGGCAATTTCATTTGCATTTTATTGTCTCCCATATACATCGTAATCGTTGGCAGACTATTCTTTTTTTTGTCCAGCATTCACAATTGTTCAGAACAACTAACATATCTTCCAATGCGTTGATTTCTGCATTCAATTGTTCCATTTTATCTATTTTTTATGGAACAAATGGAATTTCATTTTTTTTGCATTTGGAGCAACGCGTAATTCAAATGATGAGTTAATCAACAAAAATATGAGTGCTTTCTCCTAAAAGGAGAATAAACATACATAGTATTGTCTTTATATGGTTTTTTGAATAATTGTTTTCTTCGAATATAAAAAACGTCAATTAACAACAACCCCCCCTTTTTTTAACAAACTCTCAGAAAGATTTTTTGATTTTGGACATTTATTTTTGTCCATTTCAGAAAATGCCGAAAAAACATTCAAATTTGATGACGTACTCGTTTTTCTCCATTTATGCAGCCATTTGATTCAATTGGACGAAAACTGCCGCTGCATACTTTTTTTCGTCGATTTTCCCATGTTTTTCCCGTTCTATAATATAGAACAAAAAAATGCCGAAAAATGCCGAACCATTCTTTTGCAAAATATGTGACTTCCGTTGCTGCAAAAAAAGCAACTTCGATGCACATCAATCCACACTGAAACACAAAAATAGAACAATGTTGAATATTTTAGAACAAAAAAATGCCGAATCAGTCTCCAAAAATTCTGCCGACAAACTATTTCAATGTCATAAATGCAGCAAAATATACAAGGCACGAAATAGTCTTTGGTATCATGAACGAAAATGCAACCTGAGCAAAACGGAGAATAAGGACAATATCATTCACTTACTTGTGACTCAAAATAAGGAACTGATGTCACTTTTGAAAAATGGCATAACAAATCACATCACAACTAATAATGTAACTAACAACAAAACATTCAATTTACATGTATTTTTAAATGAAACATGCAAAGATGCGCTGAATATTGATGAATTTGTTAGTTCGATTGATGTGGAATTGGAAGAATTGGAGAACACAGGGCGACGCGGTTATATTGAAGGCATTTCCAATATTATCATTAAACGATTGAACAATTTGGAACAACATTTTCGTCCATTGCATTGCAGTGACTCCAAACGAGAAATATTTTACATCAAAGAAAACAATGAATGGTCCCGAGAGAATGAATGTCGCCCCATACTAACAAAAGCAATTCAAAAAATTGCCAATCAAAATATTAAACAAATTCAACATTGGAGAAATAAATATCCAGACTGCACAAAGGCAGATTCGTTGAAAAATGATTTGTATCTTAAAATAGTGAGCAATTCAATGAATGGACTAACAGAGGAAGAAGGGGATCGCAATATTGAAAAAATAATCAGCAATATTGCAAAAAAAGTAGTGATTGATAAGAATGAATTTATTATTTGATGCCTGCAAAGCCGGAGTAACACTTTGGCGTTATAGAGGTTAATAAATATAAAGACAATTTAAGTATATTGAATGTTTGTTTACAGCAATTCCAAATACTCCATTTAAGTCAATCCAAACGCAGCTGATTGTTTTATAATGCGAGTCTTACCAATTCTTCCGCAAATGCCATGTTTTTCTCTTTTAGAATTGTATAGTCCATGGTGGTGAAAAGTTCTAATAAATTGGAATTTGCTGATAAACAATTCCAATTTATTTTATCTGGATTTTGTTTTACACCTTACATTTCAAACGCCGATTTTTGTCTAAAATGTAAAATGTAAAATATATTTTATTGAAATAATTTAGGAATAACTATTTTAGTTAATTTTTAGTTAAACTATATAAAAATAAAATATTAATATACTATATAACTAAAATGGTTAATTATAGTTGCGACAAATGTTATAAAACTTTTACCCAAAAATCACATTACACTCAACACCAAAAACGGAAAAATATGTGCGAAAATAATGCCGATAAAATTAAGGTATTAATTGATAAAGCAGTTGAAGATAAACTTAATGCTATAATTCCTGAAAATACAATTATAAATAAACAAAAAATTGATTTAAATATTATCAATTCAACCGAACAACAAACTACACCTAATATGGAAACTAAACAAACAAAAGGATTAAATCGTAATACTATTGATAAATATTACACAAAGGATATTGTTGTAGAGTTGTGTTTAAATCTCGTTAAAAAATATATACACCTAAATACTGATGATTTAATTGTAGAACCAAGTGCAGGTAATGGTTCTTTTATTACAGGCATTAAATCATTATCAAGTAATTTTAGATTTTATGATTTAGAACCAGATAATAACGAAATAATAAAACAAGATTATTTACTATTTGACTATGGTAGTATGAAGAAAACTTTTAGTAAAATACATATAATAGGTAATCCTCCATTTGGTCGTCAATCTTCATTAGCGATTAAATTTATAAAAAAATCTTGTGAATTTTGTGATAGTATTTCGTTTATATTACCTAAAAGTTTCAAAAAAGATAGTTTAAAAAAAACATTTCCATTAAATTTTCATCTTATATTTGAAATAGATTTACCTGACAAATCATTTTTAGTAGATGGTGTAGAACATAATGTTCCATGTATATTTCAAATTTGGGAAAAAAAAACAACTAATAGAGTTGTAAACGAAAAATTAGAACCAGCAAATTTTATGTTTGTTGAAAAAACAGAAAATCCAGATATATCATTTCGTCGTGTTGGCGTAAATGCAGGAACAATAGATAAAAAAATTGATGAAAAAAGTATCCAATCACACTATTTTATAAAATTTATAAATGGAAAATCTATAACTGATAATATAAATAAATTATCTACAATTACATATGATTTTAACAATACAGTTGGTCCTAAATCTATTTCAAAACAGGAATTAATATTTAAATTCAATCCGTTATTAGAATGTTAATTAAAGTATGAAGCAATAATATTTTGTAAATTATTCAAATAACATAATGTATTATTTTCAAAACCAGTTTTAAATAATTTGTATGGTTTATTTTTTTTGCTTTTGAATTGTGTTTCATTACAAACAACACATAATAACTTACTATTTTCGTTATTATGTTTATTATTCTCTATGTAATTTGAACCTCTGTTAAGTTGCTGTCCTCCACCCCATAAATCTAATTGGTTCATACCAATAATAATTTTATTAATTGATTTTTCCAGAATATACCAATCTGGTATTTCAGTAGTAAAATGACCTTCACATTTTTTTTCAAAACAAATTTCAAATCGGTCTGGGTTTAATGCTAATTTTGTGATAAATTGCTTTACTATTTTATTAAACTTATTGCCTCTTATAACTCCTTTTGTTCCTGCTGGTATTAGTTGTAATAAATATTCTTGTATTATTTTTTGTTTTGTTTCTTCGTCAATATATTTTCCCAATACATCGCTCAATTTTTTTATTTCATTTTTAACAGAATTACAATCTTTATATTCACACATTAATTTTGCGTCAGTTAATTCTTCCAAAGTTTCATAACAAACTTCTTGTTTTATTCTTGCGTTAATATCTTCCATAGATAATTCAGGTTCAATCACGAGTTTAACTTTTTGTTCTTCCATTTTGCTTGTTTGTAAATACTTATTATAATTAGTTTTTCAAATCAATTTTTTTATAATGGATATGAAAAAGATTTTTTCATTACAAAAACTTAAAGATAAATATAAAGGTGTTGATTTAACAACAACACAAATTTTTAGAGTAATAAAGAATTTCTATGGCACTATTCAATGCATAATTGTTTTATATATTATATATTCTTTGTATCAAGTTTTCTATTCACTTTATTATTTTATTGTATATTTTTGGGACCTATTGCATTTATTATAATATTTGGTCTGACATTATATCAACTTGCTATTCAGTTGAAGATTTGTTGCACACCAATTTGTCAATTACCTGAAACTGAATCCGCATCCATATTAGATTTGGAATCACACAACAACCCACCTATTACAAATAATCAATAAAATTCTACATAAAAGCAATGCGAAATATATTATAAATGAAATTTTTGGAAACGCATTTTATTGATTATACAAATGAGGTGGACAGATATTCGTTGCATCCATCAATGGAAAAATGGTACCAATGTTTTCCAGATGAACTAACAAATTTAAAAAATCTCATATATTACGGACCTGCCGGAGTTGGCAAATACAGCCAAGTGTTACATTCTATTCAAAAATACAGCCCCAGTCAATTAAGATATAATAAAAAAATAAATGTTGTTCACGACAAAGGGCAATTATTTTTTAAGATGAGTGACATCCATTTTGAAATAGACTTTTCTCTTCTCGGATGCAATTCCAAACTTTTGTGGCACGATATTTATTTGCAAATAGTCGATGTATTATCAACACGCCCAAATAAATGTGGAATTATTGTTTGCAAACAATTTCATCACATTCATGTTGAATTATTAGACATTTTTTATACTTACATGCAACAAAATCAACCCAGTTCAGTACATATTGTATTTATACTATTAACGGAACATGTTAGTTTCATACCAAACAGCATATTGAATGCATGTGAAATACTTCATTTCCAGCGTCCATTCAAAACTGCTTATGCACAATGTATTCAACAATCAGTTAAAACAATCACAGACGGGCATATTTCCAATATCAAACATTTAAAAATTCAATTGAATTTTTCTCAACGCATTTTATTTGATAAAATATTGAAATGTATGATTCAATATAATTCTCTCGGATTTGTTGAATTCAGAGACATGCTTTATGATTTATTTATATTTAATGTTAATTTGGGAGATGGCATTTGGTATATTCTAAATGAATTGAAACTAACAAATGATTCCAATGTATTAATTCGGACATTTGTTTTTTTCAAATATTATCAAAATAATTATCGTCCCATTTATCATTTAGAAGGGTATTTATTATATTTGATAAATGTCTACCATGGATTTGCAAAAAGCTCTTGATTTGCTGGAAATTACTCCGGAGGACTCATTAAACCCAGAATGTGTCAAGAAAAAATATCACCAACAGGCTCTTAGATGGCATCCAGATAAAAATAAAGACCCTCGCGCACACGAGAAGTTTCAATCTATTCATGATGCCTATTGTTTTTTATTGCAAAATGAAAATAAAGAGCCAAAACAAGATTTCCCATCTATTTTGACTCAATTTATGCGAACATTATTCCAAAATGATCTGCTTTTAACAATTATTCAGGAAATATTGACAGAAATTCAACCCAATGGAATAACATTTCATTATTTGAAGGGGAAATGTGAAAAATTAGACAAACAAAAAATAATCGAATTATATCAATGTTTGTGGAAATATAAGCATATATTTCACATACGAGAAGATATTTTATCACTTGTTAGTTTGGTAATACAAGAGAAGTACCAAAATGACCACATTGTTGTTTTAGAACCGACATTGGAAGATATATTGGAACATAAAATATATAAATTAATGATAAATGAAGAATTATACTTGGTTCCACTTTGGCACCAGGAATTGTATTTTGATGGACCGGAGGAAAATACAGAAGTCATTGTTTTGTGCCAGCCACAATTGCCAGAAGATATTACCATGGACGAAAATAATACCATTTATGTTGAAAAATATGTGAATATTCGGGAAGAATGGATGAATCCATTTGTTAGTTTGAATGTTGGGGGGAAGAACTTTTTAATTCCAACAGATAAATTGTTTTTGAAGAAGGAACAATTATTTCGATTAAAAGGACAAGGGGTTGCAAGAATAGATAAAGATATGTACAATATTTCAAATAAATCCGATGTTGTGGTGAAAATTATATTTTGTTAACCCTTATACCGGCTTTATAGACATCAATCAATTATTCATCAATATCATCCATTTTAGGTTTTATTGGTTCTTCGTCTTCATATATTGGCTTTATAATGTGTTCTGGTTCTCCAAATGTTTCCTTGACTTCATTCAAAATGGTTTGCCCATAATAATTTTTATATATAATTGCCATCGCAAATCCATCCGCCATAATCAAATATATGCCAAATCGCATAAAGTGGGATAAAAATGGATGGTCTTGATTAAATGCACCATAATAAGCATACATCAATGTGTAAAAAAGAACACGTAAGTAAATTTTTCGTTTGTCTTTCCATTGCGGATTCAAATAGATATAAAAAATGATGAATCAAAAACCAAATCATTGTTGAATGAAGTATGAAATATAAAAATTATTATTATGTTAAACGCACTATAATAATTTCTATGTATAATAGAGAGATGTTGAATGACAGACCTTCAGTGAAAATAAATTCATTCGATGAACTAACAAGGGAGGACAAGATTTATACAGGAGATGATATGAGTAATATATTAAATGAAAATGAGATTACATTGGATGGATATAAATTTGACGGAGTGAATTTTGCTGGAGTCCAATTGCACAATGTGACATTTTTGAATTGCACGTTGGCAGGGGCAGAATTCAAAGACGGATTAGTTCAATGTCAACTGATAAATGTGATATTTCAAAATTGTAAAATGGATGACTGCCTTTTTGATTCGGTTGCATTTAGAGATTGTCAGATATTATTTGATGAAGATGTGGTGGATGAAGAAAAAGAAATGAATCGAATTTCTTTTTTGAATTGTTATTTTTCAGAAATGGAAATAAACAATGTTGATTTTGTGGATTGCAGATTCAAATTTGACGAAAATAGTGAATTGTTGACATTTATGCGTTGCTCATTTGAATCGGGTGTTATTTTCGGAACGCATTTTGAATTAAAATTGATGTTATGTTCATTCAATAACATTAATTTTTATTCATTACAAGAACAAGAAGTAAAATGTTTTCACGTTGAAAATTCTGAATTAGAAGATTGTACGTTTAGATCATGTGATTTTCAAAAAATGAATCTGAAATATTGCGATTTAAATAAATGTGTATTTTTGAATAATTGCAATTTTACCAGAATGAGGGCAAAATTATGCAATTTTATCGAATGTTTTTTTCGTGAGCAACATTTAGAACGAGCAACATTTAATGATTGCACTTTTGAAGATGTGGATTTTCATAATTCCATACTGAATGAACGACAATTTGATACAAATTTTGATTTTGAAAATAATATAAATGGAAGCACGGGGGATTTGCATTATAGATTTTTAGCGATTGATGCAGATACTGGCTATGCTTATGAAGATAATTCAGATGATTCAGACGAATCAATGTCCGATAATTCAGACGAATCAATGCCCGATAATTTTGAAGATGAACATTTTGGTGAAGCAAATCGACATATAAATCCATTCCAAGTTCATCAGAAATTTATTCCTTGTTTAAAAGAACATGTTCGTGTTTTGTTATTGTTGAACGGAAATCAATTATCAGACGAAAGTTCTTTTTTTCAATTCGATGGACAAACATTTGCATCCAATTTTGTAGATAAGTGGATTGAATTATGTGAAGTGGATGCGAATCAAGAAATAGAGGTTGTTAGTCCAGATAATTCAAGTGAAAGATTAACAGATACGTGGCATAATTTAGTTACACGAATTATGAATCGAATAACTGGAGGACAAATGGGTGGAGAGGGAAGCGACGATGAAGAAGACGAAGAAGACGATGAAGAAGACGATGAAGAAGACGAAGAAGACGATGAAGAAGACGATGAAGAAGACAAAGAAGATGAAGATGAAGAAGAAGATGAAGATGAGGAAAGTGAAGACGAGGAAAGTGAAGACGAGGAAAGTGAAGACGAGGAAAGTGAAGACGAGGAAAATGAACATAATATTATATTAAATTTAAAGGCTCAATTGGAAGATGTAAATGAGGTCAAATATGATGTAAATATGTTTGATTTTATTGCGGCGGTTATTCGTTTTTTGAGACGAAGAACAAAACAATACAAAGAAGATTATCTTCGTTTTTTTATAGAAGATTGTTTGACAGCCTATGCTGGAATAGACGAGAATGCAGCAAGTTGCATCAAAGGTTCTGCAGAAAGATTTGTATTAATAATTCCGAGTGTTTTGCAATATAGAAAAGAAGATGAAATAAATGAAATAGATTCACTGGATGATTTGCAAATGTTGATGTACATTATAACAGATACACATCCGGAAAATATAAAGAAAAATGTGGCAGATCGGTTGATTCAATTATATTCAGAATGTTTTGAAGAATGTTCAAATAAAGAAGATGAAGAAGAGAAGTCGTGCTTTAAAGAATGTGTATTAAAAGCATATATTGCAACATATATTAATCCAGGTGAAGAAATGGATGATGCTGTGCGTGCAGAAATAGAAAGACAATGTGATGAAACTTTTACAATTATGCATGGCGGAAGAAAAAAGAAGAGAAAGTATAAAACAAAGACGAAGAGATATAAAAAGAATTCAAATACAAAAAGAAGGAATCCAAAAAAGCAAAAGAAGACAAAAAGAAACCGGAATCGTCAAAAAAGGACAAGAAGGAAATAATTTAGATATCTAAACTAATTGTATTTTTATCTGATTTTCGTCGGCTTCGTTTGGGTATATTTGCTTCTCCTTGAATGCTTTTCATATCGTCAACACTAATCATGCTTGAATTGGGATCCGATTTTTCTGCATTATTATTGCGAATTTCAATAGTTTTCGTTTTCAATCCGGATAATATATCGGAAATGTCACTGGGTCCTCTCATATCGGGACGTCGTGTGCTTTTTTGTGGCTCATGCAATGACTGCTCTTTTTCTCGAATGTTTATTCCATCATCTGCAAACATGGGTTGTTTTTTATTGGATGGCATTTGTCTAGTCTCTCTAGTCTCGTGCGGCATTTGTCTTGTCTCACGTGGCTGTGGCATTTTCCTATCGCCAGAAGAAGGCATGTCATTCATGACGCCACCCATGAATCCGGCAAATCCAGGATTGGTGCCAGCCATGGAATTCACAGCAGCCGTTTGAAATTGGCGCATTAATTCCGGATTTTGGCGCAAAATGTCGTCCATGCCAGGCATTGCATTTTTGAAGATAGAATTTGTGACATGCACCATGGATGCACTGACTCCCAATTGAAACAATAATTTGATTTCTGGGGCAACTTTAACGACCGATTTATATTTGTCATGCAATTCGGCAAAAATGTCATCAAAACTGGACTCATTTTCCTCAATTTGGTCGCTCCATCCATCCAATTGGATATCAAATGGGTCAAATTTTTTATTCATGAATTCGATGCCATTGACCAGGGTTTTCAATGCACTTCGTTGTAATTTGATGGAATCTTCTTTTTCTTTTTCATGCTTGATTGATTCAAATTCATCCACCATTTCCTGTAAATCGGTATCCATGGTGAAATGGTAATCTTTGTCCTTCATTTTCTCAAAAAGGCGTAAATATTTTCTTTTTTCTTTGTTTTCTTCGGAGCGATTCATTTTGGAGCCTGGGGAAGGCATTCGGATGTCTGGATTTGTGGGAATGTCATTGAATTTGGAATATCCGTCCCATGTTTTGCTTCCATCCCAAGCTCTATTATCTCCTATGTTTGCGGTGGAACGTCCTAATCCGAAGGACTCATCTTCTTCAATGATTCGAATGGCGGGTTCAGAATCAAACGAAACCGAATTGATTGGTTCATTCATTCCGAATAAATTGGATTCAAATGTGTGTCCAGAAGAGGATGTTTCGGCTGCTAAGGAATTTAATTCATTTTCCAAATTGTTCAATTCCTCGATATCTATATTGGCAGCACTATGTTTGTTTCCGTTTGGTTTTTTGTCATTCATGAGTAATTCAATGCCTCCTCCAAAATTCGGTTTTGATTTATTAAAATCCATCGAAATGTCAATAATGTCTCCGTCCATTATGAATGAAATAGAATAATAATTTTTAAGTATTACGAATAATAATTATTTTCAAAAAAATTGAAAACAAATGAGAAAGACAATGAAAAGGTAGATATAATGAGCAAAAATAAAAAACTTTGAAATGTTATATTTTCTTCAGACCAAAATATACATAGATAATATTTTATTTTATTTTTTGCTGTATTTGTGGTGCAAAATAATTAACCTATAAATCGCTGTGTTGCCCCGGAGTAACACTTGGCGTTATAGAGGTTAATATATATTTTATCAATATATATTACATGAGTATTACAAACATTACAATAGATATTGCTTTATCAACACCTGGTTACCAAATTACACTACCATTAACCAACTTTATTGGCACAATTAATTGGGGAGATAGTAATATTGACACATTTACTTCAACCACGAATAACCCTTTACATACATATACTTATAATGGAATATATACTATTTCTCTTTTAGATGTTACTAATTTAACACATTATGGTAATTTATTTGAAGCTAGCGTGAAACCGGTTATAACACAATTTTCATATTTAATAAAAATAAATAGTTTAATTAATTTAGAATCTGCATTTTATGGACACACTAATTTAGCAAATGTAATTTTTAACACTGATGTAACAGATAATGTAATAAATATGCAAAGAATGTTTTATGAATGTACGATAAATTGTCCAATTGAATTAAATTGTATTTCATGTATAAATTTATCTGAATTATTTGCTTTTGCTTCTGCTTTCAATAGTCAATTAACTTTAACAAATACTAACAATGCAACCGATATGTCATATATGTTTTATTTTACAACTAGTTTTAATCAACCAATCAATCTAGATTGTTCTTCTTGCACAACGTTACGTTTATTTTTAGGAAACGCTTCTGTGTTCAATAGTGAATTAACTTTAACAAATACTAACAATGTAACCGATATGGCATTTATGTTTTATCAATCTAATTTTAATCAACCAATCAATTTAAATTGTTCTTCTTGCACAACATTGAACTCCTTTTTATTTCAAGCTTATAATTTTAATAATTCATTAAATTTAACGCCAATACCATTGTTAGTTGATGTTGAAAATATGTTAGATTATACATCAATATTGCCTCCAAATTATTCTGATTTATTAATTTTATGGGGAAATCAGTCATCAGTCCAGCCATCAGTAATATTTAATTCGCCTGATCTATATTATAACTCAAGTGCCATAACTTCTCTTAATAATTTAAGAAACGAACCAAACAATTGGACTATAACAAACAATGGACCTGCTCCTGCTCCAATAATATACACTATGACACCTACAAGTGGACCATCTGGAACTAATATTAATGTTATAATAACAGGCATAAATTTTGATTATACTGGTTTATTTGTTAAGGTAAACGAATTGTTCCCACCTTTCCAATATTCTTCTGAACAAATACAAATTAATATGCCAAATACAATTTTACCTAGTATATCTACTATAACAATTCAAACAAATTATGGAATTGTTACACAAGAATTTACATATACTGAAAATTTTGCTCCAACAATAACAAGTATCACTCCATTAATTGGTACAAATGGAACTATAGTTACTTTAATTGGCACAAATTTTAACTATATTTCAGGTGTTTTTATTGAAAGTGAAGAAGGCGACATTGAAATTAATAGCAATGTAATTACAAATGAAGAATTATTTGGAACAATTCCACAGCTATTTATAGGAACGTTTACAATAAAAGTAATTAATATGTATAATATAACGGCAACTACTGAATTTACATACGAAAACGAAAATATAACTAATGAACAAGAACTGCTGACTTTTTTAAATTCTGAAGATAGTTATGGAATAATAGATGATAATATTGAATTAACAGAAAATATTATAAATATATTAACTAATATTTTCAAATATTTATTAGTAAACAATAACAATTATAAATTATATAAAGTATAGTAAATTTTTACAAACAATGACATAAAAATTGTGGTCTAATACATTTTTTAATTGTCCATTAATCAATAAAAACATTTCATTTCTAAATTCAATATCCATATAAAAAGAAATGAATAGATATGAAATGTCGGTGCACATTTTTGAAAAGAAAATATTATTCGAGCCCATGAGCTTAAAACGACACCGCCACAGAATGACCGGCAGAACATATGACCCCTCCAAAAAAGACAAAGATACCTTCATTCAAGCCGTTGGTGCACTTCCCGAAGAAAAGATGACACGCCCCATTTGTTGCCAGTTGAATTTTTATTGCAAACGTCCGAAAAATCATTATAAAACGGGAAAAAATGCTCATTTGCTGAAAGAAACGGCTCCACCATTTAATACAAATAGCAAAGATTTGGATAATATGGTGAAATTTGTGTTGGATGCATTCAATGATAAATTGTATGTGGATGATTCCCAAATCATCGAAATAACGTGTCGCAAATTGTATTCAGAGGAAGAAACTGGGTACATCGAGGTCAAATTTGAAGAAATCGGATGAAGTCTCTTTTCTTTTCTTTTCTGTGCATATTATAATGGCAAATGAAACAAACCCAAAAATAATTGGAGAGGGAACATACGGATGTGTGTTTCGCCCCGCCATTCAATGCAAAAATAAATCAATTGGTACAGGGCACATTTCAAAATTAATGAAAAAGAGAAATGCTGAAGAAGAATTATATGAATTCAACAATTTAAATCAATTGGACCGCAATTCTGATTACCATTTGGGAGAACAATTTGTTTGTGAGCCAAATTTGGATTCACGTGCAAAGCAAATTATTGCTAATTGTGATAATATTGATTTGAAAGATCTGGACGAAAATCCGGCACATTATGCGTTGCTCATTGAACAATATGGGGGTCCAGATTTAAAAAACTTTTGCAAAATACATGCAAAAGAATATTTTTCGGGCAGTCAAAAAGGACAAAAAAAACGGCTATTTATGGAACAAATGTTGCATTTAATGAAAGGATTGCAATTTTTCAAAAAAAATAATTTAGTTCATTATGATTTGAAACCGCAAAATATATTATTTCATTTGGAGAACAAAACAATGAAATATATTGATTTTGGATTAATGGGAAAAAAAACGGAAATAATGGATACGAGCAAAAATAATCAAAATGCACTCGGTGCGTTTCATTGGTCGTATCCATTGGAAACTGGCTTTATGAATCGGTTCAATTATGATAATATTCCAGAAAATGACACAGAAAAAAAACAAATTATTATGGAAATATGGCAGCAAATTATCGAAAAAAATACATTCACACGGGCAATATTTCCCATTAAACATCCGGATAGTTATGTCCATATGTTGGAAACGTATATGCAAGCCAAAACCAAAAAAAAGCAATTAAAATTAATAGAAGGTTTAAATGGATTTTTTCAATATGTGAAATCACACAGCTATGAGGATACACTTGATAAAATAGTGGATTCTATTGACATTTTTGGGCTTGGGTTATCCTTTAAATATATAGTTTCATGCTTGAACAAATATGGGGTATGGACAAATGCGGAATATAATGGATTGAATAAAATTATTGCACAAATGATTGATTTTCGTTTTGATAAGCGAGTCACAAATATTGATATATGCATTGCACAAATGGAAGCATTTTTGAAGGGGAGTGGGAGTGGGAGTGGGCGTCGTTTTACCAAAGGTGGTCGTCGTTTTACCAAAGGTGGTCGTCAATTCAAACATAAAAAGACAAAAAAAATAAAAAAATAAAATAATATTTTTAATGTCTCTAACGCCGGAATAAAATGTTAATAATTTTTTATTTTATTTTTGCTGCATTTGTGGTGCAAATATAAGTAACCAATAAATCTCAGTGTTGCCCCGGAGTAACACTTGGCGTTATAGAGTCGATAAATCATTGTCTATATCTTCTATATAACAATTGTAATTTTTAATACACATATAATAAATCAACGAAAATGGCGATGCAATGACCACAACCACTATATAATAAATTATTAAATACTTTATTATAACAAGTTTATATGGGCATTTTAAATGTCCAAAGGTGTAAAAGGGTGAATCAATCGATTCGCATATTTCAAAAAAAATTGAATCTCCGTTTCTACACCAATCCATTTCATATTTATCACCATGTCAACTACACGATTTGAACAATTACTCGCAATGGCTTCCATGGAACAACAAAAGGAATCCGTGGAAGCCCAGTTGGCGAAATTTATTCGTGCACAGAAAAAAAGGGAAAATCAAACGCAATTGATTTTAACTCAATTATTGGAAACACAAGAACAATTGACTCAAATGATCAGGAAACAAAATAAAAAAATTGGGCAATTGATGAAAAAGAAGACCATTGAAAGAACAAATAATATTGCTGCCGATTTTGACTTGGGGCCAGATGATGCTGCAGAGCGAAAATTCAATATTATGGGCTTATGGGATGAGCTTGCGGAGGATGAGCTTGCAGAGAACAACGTGGAGAACAACGTGGAGAACAACGTGGAGAACAACGTGGAGAACAACGTGGAGAACAACGTGGAGAACAACGTGGAGAACAACGTGGAGAACAACGTGGAAGACAACGTGGAGAACAACGTGGAGAACAACGTGGATGAGCTTGCAAAGGACAACGTGGATGAGCTTGCAAAGGACAACGTGGAGAACAACGTGGAGAACAATGTAGAAGAAGAAAACGTAGAAGAAAACAATGTAGAAGAAGACAATGTAGAAGCCAACGTAGAAGACAACGTAGAAGAAGAAGACAACGTAGAAGAAGAAGACAACGTAGAAGAGCTTGCAAAGGACAACGAAGCAGAAGTGGAAGAACATGAGGATAATGGCGAAGCATTAGTGGATGAAGTTGAAGGTGAAGATACAGAAGATGAAATTTGTACGGACGATGAAAAAGAAACGGAAATTATCATCAATGTAGCTGAGTGTAAAGAAGACGAAGTGGCAGAAGAAGAACTAACATTGATTGAAATAGAAATAGAAGATAAAATGTATTATGCAACTGGGGAAGAAAATGGTGACATATATGAATGTTTAGCGGATGGGGAGGTGGGTGAGAAAATGGGTGTTATTGAAAATGGCGAAGTTGCATTCTATGAATAATAATATCTACACATAAAACATGTTGGCTCTGTGTCCTCCAGCAATGATATATGTTGCCTTTTCACTCACACAAGTCATTATTGATACATTTAAAGGGCTGTATAATTTAGCTTTTTTTAAGATTATTGTAATGATTGTAATTACTCTTTTGCTGAACACGTTATGTCAAGCGGGAATGGGTATTGTTTCATGGATTCTAGTTTTTATTCCATTTCTTTTTATGTCGGTCATTGTTGCCATATTATTATACGTGTTTGGATATAATCCAGAAACCGGTGAGATTGCCCTTCAATGTACTAACACAACTAATTATGGAGGTAATATGATATATAGTGATAATAATACGGGTGCTAGCACAAGTGACACATCTTCGGCGCCAACTGAAGAAAGCAGTGATCCAGAATATTAAATTAGACAATAATTGCGTCACAATTTCATATTAATAATATTTAAAATATACTAATGATGACATCTATTGCATATTATATTTTATATTGGTTTAGTTGGGTGGAGGTATTATATAATAAATGGAAAGGTCATGCAAATACAAAATGTCCGCAAATTGTATCCACAGAATTAAATAAAATGTTAATAAAAGATGAATCTAACAAATTATTATTGAAAGAATGGTCCACACCATGTAAGTGGGGTCGTTTTATATCCATTGAAATAAAATATGGAGACAAGTCATTTGACATGCATTTAAAAACGGCTAATTTGGATTACTATTTTGTTGGAAATAAGATTGATTCCTTTTTAGTCCGATATTATTTGCAACATGTGCTTCATGTGTATGATTCTGCGTTGACGGAATATGAATTGCATATTATTGATGCGGATATGAACGCGTATATATTGAATCAAACGCACTCCATTGTATTTCATGAGGATTCATTTGAAGTGCTGAAATAAATAATATATGATAAACACCATTTAAAAAAATTGAGATAGATATGTCAATGGAAACCGCTCGCAACACAGATTTAATTACGCAAACTTCTGCTGGCAGCGATATTTCCCATCCATTGAAAAATAGATGGATTCTATGGGCTCATTTACCACAAGACCAAGATTGGTCTCCAAAAAGTTACAAGAAAATATGCGGATTTCAAACATTGGAACAAGTGATTGCTGTTACACAATCTTTGCCGGAAGATTTCGTTAAAAATTGTATGTTATTTTTGATGAAAGATGGAATTGCTCCCGTTTGGGAACACGCGTTGAATCGCAATGGTGGTTGTTTTTCCTATAAAGTTGCAAACAAATCAGTATTTAAATTATGGCAGGATTTAACCTTTGCATTGGTGGGAGATTGCATAAGCACAAATCAAGAATTTATCAATAGTGTCACCGGAATTACGATTTCCCCAAAAAAGAATTTTTGCATCATGAAAATATGGCTGACAAATTGCAACCATCAAAATCCACAAGTGGTCACTAATGAAATCGCATTGTCACCACAAGGGTGTTTGTTTAAAAAACATACGCCGGAATACTGATGTAGAGTAGGGAACTTGCCGTTCCCCTACGACCCCATGCTTTTTAGTGCTTTTTGATGCCATCAACCCATGCTTTTTAGTGCTTTTTGATGCCATCAACCCATGCTTTTTAGTGCTTTTTGATGCCATCAACCCATGCTTTTTAGTGCTTTTTGATGCCATCAACCCATGCTTTTTAGTGCTTTTTGAATCGTTTTTATAAAAATGAAAAAAATTGAAGCAAAATGCTTTTATGTATTACACCTTTTCTCATTTAATATAAAATGAAAAATAGTGATTTTGCCATTATGACAAGGTATAATTACATCCATAGTTACATTGAGAGAAAAGCATTGCGAACCGAATATTATAGAAGAACAAACCACCGGAAATGGAGTAAGTCGGAAAGAATACATTGGTTCGCAAAAAGGCGGAATACACAAACAATCAATTGCAATATATTATAAAGCAAAAAATTGAATTTGAATGAACCGAATTTTACATTACAACAAAATAACATGAATTATTCAGATTGGATTATATCTCATAGAATTCCAGTAAAAACAAATGATTTCTTTGAACAAAACGCGGATGAATTGGAATGGGTCAACCTTTCAACAAATCCCAATGCAATTCCCATATTGGAACAAAATCCAGATAAAATTGATTGGGTTTGGCTTTCAGGAAATACCAATGCAATTCATCTATTGAAACAAAACCCAGATAAAATCAATTGGCAAAATCTTTCCAGAAATCCCAATGCGATTCACTTATTGGAACAAAATCCAGATAAAATTGATTGGGAAAACCTTTCCAGAAATCCCAATGCAATTTACTTATTAGAACAAAATCCAGATAAATTGAATTGGTATTTTCTTTCATACAACCCCAATGCAATTCGTCTTTTAGAACAAAAACCAGATAAGATTCGTTGGAATCGTCTTTCTGCAAATCCAAATGCAATTCCCTTATTGAAACAAAATGTAGATAAAATTGATTGGAATTGGTTTTCAAGAAATCCCAATGCCATTCCCTTATTAGAACAAAATCCAGATAAATTGAATTGGCATTGTCTTTCTCAAAATCCCAATGCTATTCGTTTATTGGAACAAAACCCGAATAAAATAAATTGGTATAATATTTCAAGCAACCCCAATGCAATTCACTTGTTGAAACAAAATCTAGATAAAATAAATTGGTATTGGCTTTCATTAAATGACAATTTATTAGAACTCTTTACCGCAATCGATTATCAAGTTTTAAAAGAGAAAAACAAGGACTTTGCCGAAGAATTAGCGATGGCCGTTTTTCACCCGTGTCGCATTATAAAACAATCGGCTGCATTTGGATTGTCTGAAATGGAATATTTGGAAATGCTGTGAAATTATTGCAAATAAATAAACGTACATTCTATATTCTTGGTTTGTATCTAAATTTTATAATTGGCATTTATTATTTAACAAAAATTATATTTAAGTTGAAAACAAAACAAATTAAACACAACTCCGCCAATAATACAACTAACAAATGATGAAATATCCATTCGTTCTTTTCTATCGTCCCAATCAATATTGTTCCATGGATTATTTTTTTATTCAACATGCCGCCCATTTGCAATGCACCCTTTATATAGCAGATTCACCTCAGCATTTGAATGCCATTCATAACAGCAGCCAGTACCATTTGTTAATCACGTTTGACAACGAAAAACCTCTCATCAGCGACCATTTGGAGTCAAGACGAATTCATCTGTTGCCAGGAAGCCATCTGTTGCAAGATATTCGTTTGTTCAATGAATTTGTTAATGTGTTTTATATTCGCATTTGTTCCTTGGAACGCTCCCTGGTGCGACCCATCTTTTCCTTGTTCACTCCTTCTTTCCAATCCTATCACAAAATATTGCGCGTTTACAAAAGCTTGCTTGCTCAAACATTGACGGATTGGGAGTGGATTATCATAGATGATTCGCCAGATGATAAACATTTTCAATACTTGAGAACCCAATTGGGTGCGGAACCGCGAGTCCGAATGTATCGCCGTGCGTTCAACAGCGGAAGTATTGGAAATGTGAAAAACGAAACTATTGGACTCTGTCGTGGACAATATGTATTGGAAATGGACCATGACGATGAGTTGATGCCAAGTGTGTTGCAAGAAAGTGCAAACATATTTCTAGAAAACCCATCCGTTGGTTTCATTTACTATGATTGTGCATGTGTATATGAAAACGGCGAAAATCAATGGTATGGGGATTTTATTTGCAAGGGATATGGCGGATATTATTCACAAAAATGTGCCAAGGAGGATAAATGGTTACTTATTTATATAACCCCAAACATCAACAATATCACAATGAGCCATTTGGTTTGTTGCCCCAACCATCCACGCATTTGGAGAAAAAGTATTTTGATGGACATGGGCAGTTATAACGAATATTTGCCCATTTGTGATGATTATGAAATATTATTGAGAACAGCAGCATCCACCCAGATGGCGAAAGTGCATAAATTGGGATACATTCAATATATGAATGATTCAAATAACAATTTTTCGTTGATTCGAAATAAAGAGATTAATCGTATTGGTCCAAAATATATTTCACCAATATACAATGAAATATTCAAAATAGATGAAATAATGGACCAACAAGGAGCATTTGAAGATATTTCATATAAAATAAATCATAGCAAAATATGGGAGCGTGGAGATAGCTATCAGCATAAATATTGCAATTTGATTGTGCAACCAGATTATGATAAACAATATTGTATCATTGGGTTGGATAGTTTATTTTATTATTTGGATAAAATGAGAGAACTTTATAATAATACGCGAAATGATTTTTTGGTGCTTGATAATAAAGTGCCTTTGCAATGCATTCAACGACAATTAGAAACACTTGGGTTTCATCGTATGAAATGCTATTCTCTCATTGATACCCCGGTTCCTCATTTGATACAATTTTTTAAGCGATTATATCTCTCTGCTCCAGAGTTTGCGATTTTGAATATGGGAATACAACGTCCTCCATATAATTGTGAATTCACTGAAAGATCCAATTCTATAAATAAATGGATACAGAAATCAAGCGTTTATTTAGAAATTGGAGTTGAATATGGGCATACATTTCGTCAAATAATGTGTGCAGATAAAACGGGAGTCGACCCGTCTCCTCTCTGCGGGAATGATCTGCCTATTATTCGTAAAACATCAGATAATTTTTTTGCGACCAATTTGCGTCAGTTTGATGTTATTTTTATAGATGGAATGCATCAGGCAGAATATGTGTGGAGAGATATATGTAATGCGAGTAAATGTTTGAATCCGGGTGGATGGATATTAGTTGATGATTTATTCCCATTGCATTATAATGAGCAGCTTGCCATTCCACAAAAACATCATTACGATGATGGAGTGCTTAAATATGATGAACCTTGGACGGGAGATGTGTGGAAAGCTATATATCATCTTTTGATGAAATATTCAGAATCCATTTGCCATTTTCATTATTATTACCATTCAAATTATAGGGGTGTCGCTGCATTTCAAATGAATGAAAACGGAGCCTTAGAAAACGGAAACGAAGACTTTCCGTATGATTATTTCAATGATTTTGCAGATTATGTGGAACTTATGCAAAAAATAAATGCAAACTCACACAATTTAAAGATAATATGACAAAGAATGTAATATGAATTTTCCGATTCCTTCTTCTTCCAAATCTAATTTAAATATAAATGCAAATGGAAATGCAAATGGAAATGCAAATGGAAATGCAAATGGAAATGCAAACACAACAATTATTCCCATTTGCGCCAATGTCAATAGATTTGCAAGTGAGCATTCCTTATTTTATCGAGCATGTAAAGAAAAATCAATTGACCTTTTTCAACAATGCGAACAATCGAATATCCCAATGGAAAATACAATGAAATATGAAATATATATTCATCTCGCATTGTTAAATAATAATTATGATTTAAAACAAAAATATTTCACAAAAGCAATTGAAACATTAAATGATCGTGCAGAACCATACTATTATTGGAGTATATATTGTAATAAACATAAAATGTATGATGTTGCTTATGAGCTACTGACAACCGCATTATCTATATCTTACGAGAAAGCGTTGTCTAAATATGGATATGTTCAACGCACTGCATATGATAAATATTTGTATGAAGAATTAGCGTTATCATGTGGCGAATTAAATAAAATAACAGAATGTTGTACTTATTATGACATGTTAATTGAAGATACTGCATTTGCACATCGAAAGATGGAATTGGAAGCAATGAAATTGAAATTAATCCAATTCCCTAAATAAATCCATGATTGAATAACCTCTATAACGCCAAGTGTTACTCCTGGGCAACACTTAGATTTAGTTATTAATTATTTTTACACCACAAATGCTGTAAAAATAAAATAAAAAATACATTTTATTCCGGCGTTATAAACATTAAAATCAAGTTTTTCCATGATTACCAGAATTATTGTTCACCTGTGTTTCCATGAGCGCCAGTTTTGTCTTGGAATCTTGTATTTTTCTGAGCACCTGTATTGCCTTGGAACTTGGAATCTTGTATTTTCCGGAGCACCTGTATTGCATTGGAATTGAAATATTTGAATATTAATTTCATTTGAATTTGTTTGGTCATTATGTCTCATTTGAAGACTGCTTGAATTTGTACGACTTGCACGACCACTGGCTTGTTCTATCCTGGGACAACCACGTGTAATTTCACGTGTAAATATTTCAATACTTTCAGCAAGAGCATTAATACTTTCAGCAAGTCTCTCTTCTTCAATAATACGCATTGTCAGCAGATTCCAAATATCGTATTGTTCCTCAATACGATGACTACCAATTTCCACCACTTCTGTCATTCCAAGTACCCCCTGTACTCCTGTTACTCTAGGACGCATATATTCAATAATATTTTTTTGTGGTTTATTATAAAACGGAACTCGGCAAATAGGACATAAATTATGATTTTGGGCAATCAAATTAGCTGTGCATTTTTCGTGGAAACAATGGTTGCAATTCAATTGTCTTATATTTGCATCATTTTGTTCAAATAAATCTAAGCAAATGGAACATGTTTCTTGTGCCATGGCTGTTTCAATATTTGCATTTTGTGTGCATTCTGATGGCATTAGATGATTATAATTGCATTTACTCATTTTATTATTATTTTTCACTTAAATATTAAGTATTGATTTCAATTTTTTGACATGATTGATTGTCATTATTTGATCAGATGATTCGAAATAATAAATTTCATTGTCGTATATGTCCCCACGAATTGCAAAACAATATTTCCAAGTATTCTTTTCAGTGTCAATCACAATTCTTGGACCGCCAATATTTTTATTTTTACCAATTGCATCAACAATGGTGTATTTTGGCTCTTGTGAAACAAAAAGGGGATTTTCTTTCCATCCTAAAATGGGATTTATTTCTTCGTATCGATTTCTTGGTTTTCCAAAAAAAATCAAATGAGACCCCATTTTCTTGTGAAATTTCCATTTATTTTTATTTTGTTTGTCATTTGGATGATATAATATGGCAACAAATTGCTCCAATGTAATATTTTCTATAGTTTGCATAATAATATAGTGTTCAGTTATGTTTTATATTATTATTCTTTAAAAATCAAATAAATATATAAATATTGTAAATATAAATGATTCAATTGGCAAATCATCATAACCCATCATGTGGATTAATAGTTATTGATAATTTTTATTCAAACCCGAATGAAACAAGAGAATATATACTTTCACAAAATTTCTCTGTGCGAGGCAATTATCCTGGTCAGCGAACGCAATCCTTTGCCACCAAAGAAATGCGGGACATCATTCAACGCTATATAGAGCCATTTGGAGGTAAAATTACAGAATTTCCAATTCCACAAATGGACGGGTCTGATGCATCTAAAATTTATAATGGGTCGTTTCAATATACAACATCTCGTGACAGGTCCTGGGTTCACATTGATGGTTATAATAATTGGGCGGGAGTTTTATATTTGACACCAGATGCACCTGTTAGTTCAGGAACCAGTTTTTATCGTTTCCACAATGGTGCCACATGTGCCAGAGATGTAGAATTATTGGGATGCAAAGAAGAAACCGACCGATTCAGCCAAGACATGACAAAATGGGAAAAAGTGGATGAAGTTGGAAATGTATTCAATCGATTGATTTTATTCAATTCAAATCGTTTTCACATGTCCATGGATTATTTTGGGGATTGTAAAGAAAATGGGAGGTTGTTTCAGGTGTTTTTTTTCTCGAGTGAGTAGGGAATAAATCGCTTCGCGATTTCCAAGCCGTTAAAACCGCGAAGCGTTTTATTATTATTGCTTCGCAATAAATCCCACTATGATTGCGAAGCAATCAACCCATTATTTATATTATTTTTGCTGCATTTGTTGTGCAAAAATAATTAACCAATAAATCTCAGTGTTGCCCCGGTCTTGGCGTTATAAACATTAATACTTTTCCCTAATATATTCTTTCACTTCACACCATGTAGGCTTCGTTTTATGTCTATTCATATAATTTAATTCTTCCAATCTATTTATTTTTTCATTGGCAGATGCACTATCCATTCCCATTCCACCATATGAATTTATTTTTCCATTTTTCTATTCTTGATTCTGCTTTCCGTTTCTGGAATGACATCATTTGTCAACAATCCATTCAATCTCAATATGTGAGAATCATTTGTTATTCTGAATTCTGGTACTCCACAGCCCACATTGCAAACTTTATATACAAGGGCAGTTGTTTGATCCAAATAATAACTATCCATTCCCAAATAATCACTTTTCAACTCAATCAATTGATGTTTTTTCACATGGTTCTGTATCAATTGACTGCGCGTTTGCATTTCATATAAATGTTTTTTTTGCTTTTCCGCTTCTTCTTCTTCGCTCAATGAAAAACTGGCATACCCAAGGGAAGAAGAATTCATATTACAATGGGTGCTTATAAATAATATTATATTATAAACGCGTTTTTTTCGCTGCCATTTGAAGGGCACGGGAATTTGCCTTGCATCCCTCTTGCAAAATATGAAAATCAACCACGGAAGATTTGCCGCCAGTGACAGCACTTGCCAAGCGGGCAATTCCCCATGATTGAACCGTTTGATTGGGGCGTGAACCAGAAGAATAATAGGCGCCTTCCCCTTTTCGAATAATTTTCGCCAAAGCAGTTCTGGAACATCCAGTGGCGGCTGCCATTTGTTTGGTTGCGCCTATTTTGTTCACATTGTACATTTGTTTTGCTTTTTGCACATGCGAGGATTTGCGACTTTTGAAAGATTTTATTTTGGATCGTGTATAATATTGTCCCTTTTTATATAATCGACGAGATGTATTGAGTTGTTGGAATTGTTTTTTGCGGTCTTTTTTGGTCAAATGGGATGGCAAATATTTGCGATTGATTTTCATATAATATACTAATAAACAATTATCAAAAAAACAATTAGCAAAAAAACCATTTAAAGAAAAAATATTCTATTATAATAGGGAACCATCCCTCATTGCAATTATTATCAAACAGCAATCAAGAATAAAAAATTATTTTTAAAAATGATAATAGTGCAAATATCATCAAACAGCAAATTAATTATGATTTAAATAGATGATAGATAAAATGGTAATAATTTATTATCTAACAGCAATATATTGATCTTTTAATGACAACAAGAATAGATAATAGTTTTTATTTTCATTGTGGCAGGGTGACCGAATGGTGAAGGTGCTAAACTACTAATTTAGTGTGCAATGCACATATGGGTTCGAATCCCATTCCTGTCAATTATTTTTTCGTTCTGTTTGATAACAGAACGTATAAATAAAAAAATTGAAATTTTATTTGTTAGATTTGGTGGAAGTATCTGATTTAATAAATTAAATGAATTCTTTCAACGTACAATCTTGCCAAATTATTGCCTACGCATGTGTTTCAAGTGCTGCCCAGTGCAGTTCATTGGCTGAACAAGAATTGAAAATAGAGCAATATATGGGCGAATTAAATATGGAGTATTTGATGGTATTGCCTGCGATTCAATCCCGCAAAAATGGAATGGATGACAATTTGATAGACACAATTAACAAATGCAATCGCAAAAAAAATAAAAAGGAAATATTATTGGTAGTGACTTCATTTGATAGAATTACGCGAAATATGTGTGATTTGGATTATTTGATGCATAATGTTCCAAGAATTTATGCAATCAATACTGGAATTCTGCATGCTCCCAATGAATATTTTGAGTTAATTCAAACAGCACAAACAGAAATACAAATTATCAGTGAGAGAGCAAAAAATAGGTCAAAAAAAATAAATCCAAAAAAAGAATCCCCTTGCCAAAAAGAGCTTATTCGCCGCGCAAGAATACGTGTTGCAAATGCATGGACTGCGATTCAAATGAACCCCACGAATGAAATGAGTCAAATAGAACATTCAAATGTACAACAATATATGACTTACACCCAAACATTGTGTGGAACTATGTCTTGGCTGCGTTTATCTCTTCTTTCCAAAGATATGGGCGGTTCCAATATCATGAAGGATTATGTGGATGCTGCAGAATCGAACGATGAATTTCGGTTGACCAAAGCCGATGCTCTGTATTATGCAAACGAATTTAAATGCTTTTCGTGTGTGTGTGATAATTTAACTAAAGAATATTTAAATGCAAGTTTTGAATTGGCGAAACGAACGGAACTTGAAAAGGAAGAAGCGGAAGATGAAAAGGAAGTAGAAGTAGAAGTTGAAGAGGAAGAAGCAGAAGCTATATTTTAGATTAAGATAGTTGATAATTAATATTGAATCCATTTTTTTTAGTTACATTTTTCTCATTAAAATACATATGAAACATTTGATCATATTTATTTTTGCATTTTGTGTTGTTGCTTATTTGTTATTCTTTTTCATTCTGAAAAGCAAAAATGAAGGGTTTCTTTCGGGAGGTGACTATCCAATCTCAGTCAATGGAGGACTATTAGATGATTCATATAAAGCCATTGGAAAAAATGAAGTTTCTTCTAATACATATAGTGACAATGCGAAGCTCCAACATTCAAATCCAGATAACGGAAAGTGCACGCCTGCTGAATTTTGTAATACAATGTATGCATCTGAAATAAATAAAAATGTGAATAAAAAAAGAGACGGAGTTGGAGCCCGCGTTGGTCTCTATCGCACAGATGATAATTATTTTGCCTATTCTACTCCAGGCAATGATAATATTTTATTATAGATTTATTATTGCTTCGCTTATAATATTTTGCTTCGCTTATAATATTTTGCTTCGCTTATAATATTTTCTTTACAACAATGTGACAAACTGGTTCCGAATTTGTTTCTTCTTTTGGTGCCCGTTTATTTGGCGCGCGATGTTCACAGCCTGAAATCCGTTCGGATTCAACAATCTTCCAAAGTTCTTCCAATTCACTAACATGGGCTTCAAACCAATCTTTATTTCGAACAACTAACACACAACTCAATACTTCCAATTTCCAGTAAATGACACGAACATAACTATATTTTCCATCCATTGTATATTGTTGAATGGTTTGTTCAATCCATTTATCTATGTCACTACATTGCATTATGTTTAATGGTTTATAAATATATAGAGGCGACCCTTTTGATATCTCATGAAAATATAATATAATGCCTTTAATTTGTCCATCTTTAGAAACACAGAAGGATTCATTTGCAGTATCTTTTTGAAAATCTGCCTCAGTATCATATTCAATAAATTTTGTTTCTAAAAAATCACATTCATCCAATTGACATACTTCCATTTGCAATTGCATTTGAACCCAATATTCTTTTTTAGGTATTCCATTTATGTCACGAGTCACAACATTTTTAATTTCCAACATTCGTCCATATCTCCCCGAATTTCGGTCAACATTGATTCCATCTGGAGATGCACCCAAAAACGGATAATGGTCATGTTGAATACAACCAAAATCTTCTATTTTTGTTCCATAAAGATATTCATATATAAGAACCGACAATGGCTCGTATTTTTGCCCCCAATGCATTGCTGTATTTGTATTTACTTGTATTACATTTTGCATTTGTTTGTGATTGTCGCATTCGTCGCCTTCTTCGCATTCTTCGACCATCGGTTTGCATTTTTCATATATGAGTGAATTTTTAGCACTTTGACTTTCAAAAGCTTTGTATGCATTGGATGCAGTAATTAAATTATAACGAAATTGATACCATTCTTTGGTTCGTTGAGCAGGTTGTGGTTTTCCCCGAAGAATTTCTAATTGTTTATCAATGAAATGATATTGTGGTTCTTTTCTTATAAAGGTAGACGTGTATGATCTAGGAGGGGAGATATATTGATGAAAATGGGTTTTGGCGTGTTCAATAATATCTTCCATTTCTTCCCATGCATCTTCTGTATATGTAATATCCCCATCAAAATTGGTGTGCATTAATTCGTATATATTTTCATTAAATACTAATTCATATTCTGGGTCTGATATGAATTCAATATGTTCTTTAGAAAATTCAGACATTATTTTTAAACATAATTCAAAGACTTGGAGTGTTTCCTCTTCTGAGAAAAAGGGAATGCCATCTTCTGGTTCAATTATGTTTGTGACATCTAATAATTCCATATAAAACTAAGTGGCTTGATTTTATATGGATTTAATGTTTATTTCAATTTTATAGTTCGTCCTCTCCGTCCACGTCTTCATTATCACTATCTTTCACATTTTTAGCAGTCCCTTGTTTCTTTTTGGGAGCCAATCCTTTGATTGTTGATGCTCGTTTATCAATATTTTTCAATGTGAAATGATGATTTGTGCGATTAAAAAGTAGTGCTGGTATTTCCTTTATAAATCCCGTTTCTTTACAATATACAACATCTTTAACACGCTGTAATTTACGTTTATCCAAACAATCTCGAAAAAAGAATAGCAATGAATTGTATGATTCTTCTGATAAATTATGTTCTTCTTTATATTTGTCTGCAAATATAGTTAGCTTTTTTAATTTAGCGGTTTTATCTAATTTGCTCCAAGGTTCGCTTGAATTAAATATTTTTTCATTTTCTAAATAGGAATCTAAATTGGCTAAATTATCTGCCTCAGAAATGTTTGCATTTGCGTTTGCATATGTATATATGGTTGACGTCGATGAAAAATGATTCATTGTTGAATTATATATATAAGTGCATTGTTTTTAACTTCTTTTCGAATATATTGATATGGAAGAGAAATTGGATATAAAAATTATATCATTGGTTGAAATAAATGCCACCACTAAAAAAGCAAAAGTTAAAAAAGAAAAAAAAATGCGAGTTGAAACAACCACATGGGGATTGGTTCAAAATGATTTAGAACATTTAACTCAATTACAATCATTGCAAGACAATGTCGAAAACAATCATTATCTTAAGAAACTAATAAATCATATCAAATGCAAATTATCGTGCTACAAGCGACAAGATATGTTAAAATATAGATATTCAGAATGTGAATTTGTTAGTTTGAATGAGACAATTGAACTGCTCAATACATCACAAATGAAATGTTGTTATTGTTCAGAAAATGTTTATGTTCTCTATGAAAAAGTGAGAGAAGAAAAACAATGGTCTCTTGATCGTATAAATAACGATTTGGGGCATAATAATGGAAATGTGGTGATTTCTTGTTTGGAATGCAATTTAAAACGAAGAAGAACAAACAAAGATGCATTTATGTTTGCAAAAAATATGATTGTTATTAAAAAAGAATAATATTCTAGACATATTATATGAAAACACGCCGATATAAATATTCTACTTCGGCAAAAACAATGAAAGTAAAACCAAAGAACCAATGTCCACTTCATTTTAAATCATGCCGGTCTGTCTTATATAAATCTATTTATGGAGGAGCAAGAAAAGGGCAAATTCGCGAACCTCTATTTATGGGTTCATTCAACTAAATGCCTTTTGTGAAAATCATCTGCCATAATATGAGTTGTCGTTTGTTGTTAGTTTGAACAAATATATTTTTATATAATGTTATCCATATGACATTTACACTTCCCATATGTTATACCAAAGGAGCCAAACAATTAAGTAAAAATGTTGTAGATGATTTAGAATTGATTGATTCAAAATCGGATGAATCTTCAATATATGAAACAATATTTACACCAAAAGATGCGTCGACAAAACAAATTGTTCAACAAATGGCTCAATATATCACCACAGATATAAATTTTTTGAAACAAACGCAACAATTAATCGGAGATTGCAAAGATATGGGGATGCTGGGGGACCCGAATACAGATGAAATGATGACTTTATTAAATGAGATGAGAGGAGATACCGGCTTTTGCCAGAAATATTTATATGTGGATTGGAATTTTGCGAAATGTTTGAATCAAAATGCATCTTTTTTGCACATTATGAGTTTATATAATATTGCCTCCCCATTGCTTTCTATATTTTTACCTATATTGGCACTTATTGTACCTTTTATTATCCTTTATTTTCAGAAAGGGAAATGCATTGCAAGTGAGTATATTGATTTATTGAAAAAATGTATCGGAAATCACAGCATATTTAAAATGTTTACACAATTTCATGAAATGGACACAAGCAATCGCATATATATATCCTTATCATCTGCATTTTACGTTTTTTCTATTTATCAAAATATACTAACATGTGTTCGATTTTATTCAAATTTGCAAAAAATACACACCCATTTTCAAAAATGGAAACATTATGTAGAGGATACATTGGTTCGAATGAAATATTTTATTGAGAAAATTGAATCCAATAAATGTGACGCATATAATATGTTTCATTGTAAATTAATAGAATATTCTAATAAAATGGAAACATTTTTGAAGCGTTTTCAGTCTATGTCATTGCCCTTTTCATTTTCTTTTTCAAAAATAAAAGAATTGGGAGAAATTATGAAACTATTTTATGAATTACATGAGGATGATTTGTTGTATGAAACGCTGACCTATTCATTCGGTTTTAACGGATATTATCAATTATTTTGCAACATTTTGCCAATGGTGAATGAAAACAAACTAACAAAAACAACTATTCGTATGAAACCCTGTGTTGCAAAATGGAAACAAATGGTGTATCCAAAATTTATACATTCAGATTCCATTAAAAATAATTGCAAATTAAATAAAAATATGATAATTACTGGTCCAAATGCATCCGGAAAAACAACTACATTAAAGACATCTCTTTTAAATATAATATTATCTCAGCAAATAGGGTTTGGGTGTTTTGAATCATTTCAAATGCATCCATTTAGTCACATTCATAGCTATTTGAACATTCCGGACACGTCTGGCAGAGATAGTTTATTTCAAGCGGAAGCCAGAAGATGCAAAGAAATAATTGATCTAGTTGATAGTAATCCAAGTGAAACTCATTTTTGCATTTTTGACGAATTATTTTCTGGAACAAATCCGGAAGAAGCAACACAAAGTGCAGTTGCATTTGTTAATTATTTATGCGGACGTAAAAACGTTTCATTTATGTTGACAACCCATTATTTAAATATATGTTATTTAATGAAAGATAATGAAAGAATAATAAATTATCAAATGAGTGTGGACAAAATTAATAAAGAAGAAATAAAATTTACGTATAGTTTGAAAAAGGGAATTTCTAAAATAAAAGGCGGGATTCAAGTGTTACGTGACATGAATTATCCGAAAGAAATATTGCATCATTGTACATAAAATAAATTCGTTGAAAATGCTAATATTATTATATTGTCTCATATTAACAGAATGGAAGTCTTAATGTGTTTGCTTCTTATTATAATTAGTTCTTCAATCATGTATTTTTATGTAAATTATCGTTTGGAAGAACAATATTTGATGTTGCGCAAAATTGTGGATGTTGTTTCAACAATAAAACAAACACAAATTCAACCCAAATCTATGGAAGAAACACAGCAACAGCAAACACATAATATAAATGGTGGCGGAAATCGAGTAATACAATTAACTGAAAGTCAATTAATACCGGTTTCGGATAATGAAGCGGAAACAGATGATGAATATGAGGAGGACACATTGGATGATGAAGATGATGATGAGTATGAAGAAGAAGAAGAAGAAGATAAGTACGATGAGCCACTGGAAGTGAACAATATAGAAGTTATTAAAATGGACTTTTGTAAAGAAGATATTTTAGATATTCCAGAAGAGAAAATTAATGTTGTAGAGGAGTTGCCAGAGGAAACAATTGATTTGCCAGAGGAAACAATTGATTTGCCAGAGGAAACAATTGATTTGCCAGAGGAAACAATTGATTTGCCAGAGGAAACAATTGATTTGCCAGAGGACACAATTGATTTGCCAGAGGAAGTTCCAAATGCACCAATTGATTTTAGTTATTTGAAACATGTAGAAATAAATTTGGATTCAGAAAAGAAAGAGGAGGAAATAAATGTACATAAAATGTCTCTTTCAAAATTAAGAGAATTGGCTAAAAAACGTGGATTTACAGATGTTTCCAAATTAACCAAAAAAGAAATAATTCAATTGTTATAATCTTGTTAGTATGTATGAAACCATTTTCATTATATGCGATTGAACCAATTATGAAACCAGTAGAAAAACAAAATGTGGTATCAAGTAATTGGGAATATAGAAAATATATGCAAATGAATGCAAAAGATATAATGAAATACAATGCAATGCAATATTTTCAAGATTCTGGCAATAATCCATATGCGACTGATGCCCATGGTAATATAAACAAAACCCCAATTAATTACAATATATCGGAAATGTCACAATCCACTTATGGATATTGTGATTCAGATTTAAAGCGTCAATATATCAAGAAAGAACAAATGAAATCCAAAATGGTTGCACCTAATATTCCAGTGAATAAATTTAAAAAATAAATCAGTGTATATTATATGCCGCGTTGTCCTAATGGAACCAGAAGAAATTCAAAAACGAACATATGTGAAAAAAATTAAAAATCTCCCCAAAATACAATCGTCAATCAAATTTAATATCATGTTTAATTCCATTTTTTTTATTATATATTTAAAATAAATGGAAAATAAATGTCCATGCAATTCATTTCAATTATGGAAGGGGACATGGGAATTAAAACATTATTACAAAAATCACATGTATGATTATTTATATCTTGTTTGTTCTATTTGCAATAAATCGGACGAATTTTTACAGGATAATTATATTGCATGCATTCAATGTCGAAACAAATATTGTTCTCAATGTAAAAACAATTCATTGGTGGATTTTAAATGTTGTGATTGTTCAGATGAACTAACAAAAATGCAATGCTCCTTATGTGAATTTTGGTATTGCAATCAATGTGGGGTGAATGAATGTCCCAATTGCACGTTACATTTCAAATAAAATTGAATATTTACTTAAAAGTATAGTCTAAGTAAATAACATGAGTTACTTTGGCGGAGATGAAGATGATGATTATGTCAAGGAGGATGATTCGGAATTAGAATCACAGATTAGTGGTTCTGATTCAAATTCAATTATAAGTGAAGATGATGAAGAGATGGACGATAATGACGAGTATAATGAATACAATGAAGATGACAATGAGGAGGAAGAACAAGAGCAAGATGAAGATGAACAAATGGGTGGCGCAGATCCAGACCAAGATGTAGATGATGAATTTGATGAAAGTGACCTTCCGTCTGAAATGAATGAAAAAAAAATTAAAAATGTTCCCACAAAGGCAGATTTATATAAAAAACCTGCCGATTATATTCCAGATGACGATTACAATGAGGACGATGAAGAAAAAGATGGGGAGCAATATTTGCAAAAATTGGACCAAACGTTAAATGAAAATTATGTGTTAAATAATCATCCGGAATCCATCTTGCATAATTATGACGAAATAGAGGCAATGAGTAAAGTGGTTCGAAATGAGAATGGAATTATTGTGGATGATTTGCACAAAACAATCCCTTTCTTAACAAAATATGAACGTGCACGCATACTGGGTCAACGTGCAATTCAAATAAATGCGGGGGCACCACCCTTTGTAAAAGTTCCAGAAAATATAATTGATGGTCTTATCATTGCACAATTAGAATTAGAACAAAAGCTAATACCTTTTATTATTCGTCGTCCATTGCCAAATGGAGGCAGCGAATATTGGAAATTGTCCGATTTAGAAAATATTATGTTTTAACCTCTATAATGCCGGAATAAAATATCGATAATTCTTCATTTTTTATTTGCTGCATTTGTGGTGCAAAAATAAATAACCTATAAACATTAGTGTTGCTCCGGAGTAACACTTGGCGTTATAGAGGTTAAGAAAACATTTAAAGACATTTGATTTATATTTAATGTATATCATTTTTTACATTCATGGATAAAAAAATTGAAATCAAATTCAAATGTGTGTTACATAAACAAACGATAACAAATGCAACTTCCAACAGAGACTCGTCCAATTATCAATGTTCGTTTGATCAATCCATTTCACGCACCAACTTTAAAACAACAAATATCCTTTTATGGATACATTATATTTATTTGCATTCCAATTTCAATTATTGATTTAGCATTTTCATTCACGGATGTAAGTTGTGCAAGACAAAACGTTCCTGTATCCATTCATTATTATCTGTTTATAAAAGCTTTGTCTGAATTTTTGCTTCATTTTATTTGTATATTTGGGACAGATTTTCGTATAATGCAGTTGCGCACAACTTCAATACATCCGTTTACTTTATTTTATATTTATTTCAGTAAATTAAAAATGTTGAATTATCGGGTGTGGGTTAGTTCTATTATTATTGGATCATTTCTATATTTTTGGGTTATAATTATTGGCTCATTAACTTTTTGGAAATGGACGGATACAAGTGACTGCAATGAAATCATTTATACATATCTATTGATTTCATTATGCATTAAATATATTCTTATTGTTTGGCAATGTGTGGGACTGGAAGGTTCTGGCATACGTGAGGGAGAATTAGAAATAGAAAAAACAAATAATGACAATGATAATTATGCTGAATTTTGAATTTGATATTCATTTAATTAATTTATGCAAACAATCTTTATTTATATTTAATTTTATCTGAAGTTCCGTTTGCATTGCAATGGATTTACAAATATCAACAATTGAATAAAATAATTCTTTTTGGAAGCTTGATTCAATTATTTTGAAACAATCATCTGTCACTTCATTAACAATAAGTGCATCTATATAATTGCTAATGATGGATTCCATTTTTTTATACTCGGTTTCTTCTTTTTTTTCTTTTTTAATTAAGTATTCCAACAAACATAATTTATAATGTTCTTGATTTGCAGACAACTGAACAAATATCATAGGGGTGTATTTATACAATCAAATAATAAAAATAAAAAAGAATCAATTTTATTTTAATTCATATACATATTTATACATATTCATTTATGCTGTTGTTTTTACTTTTCTGACAACTTTTGGAGGAGCCTTCTTGACAGGTTCTGCTGCTGGTTCTTCTGAAACAGATTCTACAATTTGCTCAGCAACAACGGCAACAGGTTCTTCTTTCTTTTGCACTATTTGTTGATATCCAGTACTAACCTCGTCATCCTCCACAATTACACTATTTACTTCTTCTTCCAATGAAATGGGGTCAGGCTGATGTGACTTCATCAATGCAACATCTTCTGTTTTTGGTTTCAGCAAACAAATGCCAGGTTCGTCTACTTTAGGTCTCTGTACAATTGCTTGGTATAAATTGAATGTAATGGACGCTTTTCCGTTACTAATCCAAATACCTCCAATTTCCATAATGCCCATCATTAAACATCTCTTTGGCAAAAACTCCAATGGAGATGTCCCATATCTCCCATCCACAAATAATGGATTGCAATCTTCATCATAAATTTCAGATTTCCATTTACCATTATAACATGGTATTTTAATATTAATCGTTGGTGATTTTGTTTTGTCAGGAATTTGTGAACCTTTTTCTATTTTGGGATAATGGAACATGTCATTGAATGCATTGTCAATTACTTCCATGCTTGTTGTTTTCTTGCCAAACCATTCCAATGAATTTTCCAATGCAATTTCTTTGCAACATTTCTCCAAATTATCCAAATTCAAACGAAACATACGACAATCATCATTTGTATATTCTTCACTTGGCATTTGCAGTGAAAGTGACCATTTTCCAGTGGGTTGTTTTGTTGTAGAATCTACTCCTTCCTGTGCGCCCCATGTTAGCATGAGAGGATTTGACAATCTTACATAGCTACGTGCAGTTTTTAAATTAAGATTCACCACTTTGGCACCAGATATATGCGGCTTTGGTTTAGAGAAACTAAGAATGGATGCCCAATCAACTAATACTTTGCTTAAATCAAGAACGTTATTTTCGGTTGCGGTTGTCATTGGCTGTGAATATGTATACTATAAGGGGATTCTCTTTAAGTCAATTTTTTTTTTAATGTTAAATGCGAACTTTTTCTGTAATAAATAAGAGAAAAAATATATATGTATTTTTAAGCATTTGAGTTTTTATTGCTGTATTGTAATATAATCAATAATGTCTATAACGCCAAAATAATTTTTATTTTATTTTATTTTTACTGCATTAACCTCTATAAAGTCATCCGGGGCCACGGGCTTATTGTTTTACATTGAATATGCTGTAAAAATAAAAAACTAATATTTGATAGACCAATAAATCTCAGTGTTGCCCCGGAGCAACGCTTGGCGTTATAGAGGATAATGGCATTCATACAATTCAATATGGGTGCTCAATAAATTATCTAAATATCCAATAATTTGATTTCCATTTTTAGTTCGTTTGAAATTTGCCATAAAATTCATTTCCAATATTTCAATCATTAATTTTTTTGCTTTATTGAATGACTCCATTCGAAACTTAGTAAATCGTTTTTTATGGCAAATCATCGAATAATTCAAATTAATAATAGAGTAAATATATATTGCCCTCATTATTTTTTCAACCTGATTCACTGCAATAATATCCAAATAATATTTGATTGCACCAATAAATTTTTGTTCTTGTTGCATAGAACAACAATAGTTATCTTTAATTTTATTATGAAATGCAATTGGATTAAACATTTCGTCAGCATCACTCGGGTATAAAAGAGCTTCATTTTTTATAACCAATTCTCCTAAACATGTTGCCTTTGATTTAGTTGCATCATCGTTTTCAACATTTGCATTCTTCTTTTCCCCCAATATTTTTCCGGAACGTAATTCCATATTTTCAAATGTACATTACACAAACTAACAAAATGTGATTTCAATTTTTTTATTATTACATAATTATTATATAAATAAAACAAATTATAATAATTTAATGAATTTATTAATTACACCAGAACAATATAATAAAGATCATGTATATTTTTGTGAACCAATAAAAAATGTTATTATGAATGGAAATTTTATACGCATTTTATATTCCAATTCATTATTCACATTAAATGGAATTTATTTGCTTTTCTCCATTCAATATGAATCCGTTGATAAATATTTTCACAACAAATATAAATTTACATTTAATCCACTTTCTCATCAAATATTTTTAAACACAATAAAATCTATTGAAGAAGAATTACTTCATAAAATAAATATACGCGGAAAGCAACCTGTTTATAGAATGTATGAGCAAATCAAAAATGGAACAATAAAAGTATTTGCCGTATGTCAAGCAAGTGGACTATTTTTATTCAAAATTGCCGGCATTTGGGAAACAAGCACAGAATATGGTCTCACCTATAAAATAAGCAATTTATAATGATTTTGTTTTTCTTATCTTTCGGCGATTTTTTCGCAAATATGCTGGCAATGATTTGGTGTTTCCTCTAATGCCATTGCGGCTTTGTAGTTTTCTTGTTTTGGATTTTGATTTGAATCTTGATTTTGTCCTTGATTTTGGGTTCGGCAACTTTGCATCAAAATATTCTTCACACAACTTGACTAACACCGCCTTTTCACGAGCGTCAAAAGACACACGTTTTATTTTCGCTCTCTTCATCAATCGTTGAAATAAATAATTGCCTTTTTGAGATACATTAATATTTTTATCCATTGAAAAAATAGATTTCATTTCATTATTTTCTATTTCACGCAATTTCATGTCTTCGGCAAAACTAATTCCATTTTTGCTTGCTACATCACTTGCAATATAATTTTTAATATAAGGTCCTTCTATGATTTCGGTAAAATCTCTTACATCTGAACGCATTATTAAATTGCCGGATTGCAATTCTGGTCCCAATGAAACATTATGATTCACCCGATTTAATATATTAATCAATAAATGTCGAAGCCCATTATATTCATTTTCTTCCCGATCATGACGTTTGAACTCTGTTTTTGACATAAGAGAAAAATTAAAATCTTCAAATTTACTTGCTTTTGGTTCAGACGGCTTTTTCCAACCTTTTGTTATACTATTTTGGCTTGGCAGCCAAGAATCTTTTTTACCGCTTGCAGTATCCATATTAAAAGTAAAGAAAAAAGATATAAAAGATAAATAATATAAATTATTATTTATTATGTTGTCAAATACATTAGTCATTGTTGAATCGCCAGCTAAATGCAAAAAGATTGAACAATTTTTAGGTCCAGGATTCAAAGTGATTGCCTCTTATGGGCATTTTCGTCACATTGCTAAATTAGAAGATATTGACATTCCAAATTCGTTTTCAATAACATACAGCATCATCGAAGACGAATTAAAACTAAAACAAATAGAACGAATCCGGCAAGAAATAAAAAGAGCAGAACGCATCATTTTAGCAACAGATGATGATCGTGAAGGGGAAGCCATCGCTTGGCACATTTGTGATTTATTTCAACTTCCAGTGGAAAGCACTTGGCGTATATTATTTCATGAAATAACAGAACAAGCAATTCGCAATGCAGTACGACATCCAATTCGATTAAATATGAATGTTGTTCATGCGCAACAAGCACGGCAAATATTAGATATGTTAGTTGGATACAAAATAACACCCGTTTTATGGAATAGCATTTCCAATACTAAATTATCTGCTGGAAGATGTCAAACCCCTGCGTTGCGTTTGGTGTATGACAATGAAATGGAAATTCGCGCCAATCCAGGAAAACAAGTCTATAAATCTGTCGGATATTTTACAAATAAAAATATTGCATTTGAATTGGATAAACAATGGGAAACAGAATTAGATGTGCAGCGATTTTTAGAAGAATGCAAACATCATGCATTTCAATATACAATAAGTGATGCAAAAGTTAGCATTCGAGAACCACCCAAACCATTGACAACTTCCACCTTGCAACAATTGGCTTCCAATGAATTGAACATGTCTCCCAAAGATACGATGAAATATGCCCAGCAACTTTATGAAGAAGGATATATAACTTATATGAGAACAGACAATACACATTTTTCGCATGAGTTTGTTCAATCCGTTGATACATACATTTGTTCTAAATATGCACAACATGCAAATTCAAACGCAGAAGCAGTTGCAGAACCTGGAGCCCATGAAGCGATTCGTCCCGTTCAAATTTCTTGCCAAACACCAAATATCACAGAATCAAAAGTTCTTCGTTTATATGAACTGATATGGCGTCGCAGTGTTGAATCATGTATGATGCCTGCTAAATATCATGTCATTACTGCAAGTATTACAGCACCCATGAATGCCACATTTATATATCAAGCAGAAAATGTCATTTCATTAGGTTGGCGTGCGGTGAAATCAAACGAAAACAATGATAATGATAATGATTTTTATTATTACTTGCAATCAATGATGCAAGGCATTTCTTTATTTCCAAAAGTAATTGATTGTCAATTTACTTTGATGGAGAAAAAAAGTAGATTGACCGAGGCACGTTTAGTGCAATTATTAGAAGAACGCGGAATTGGACGTCCTTCCACTTTTGCTTCCTTGGTGGACAAAATTCAGGAAAGAAATTACGTATCCAAACAAGATGTTGAGGGCATTTTAGTGACTTCGAATGACTACAAACTAACATCTCATTCAAATGAAATAAATATTAATATAATCGAAACACAGAGGCATTTTGGAAAGGAAAAAAAAAAATTAATTATTCAGCCTCTTGGAATTGCGGTGATTGAATTTTTATTTCAAATGTTTTCTCCATTTTTTCAATATGATTATACCAATGAAATGGAAATAAAATTGGATGCAATTGCTGCGGGTGAAATTCCTTGGAATCCACTTTGTCAAAAATGTTATGAAGAACTAACAAGTGCATTGGAATTATCACATGTTCCAAAGTGGAATATTCCAATTGATTCACAGCATTCCATTATTATGGGAAAATATGGTCCTGTTGTAAAATGCATAAATGCCAATAAAAAGGCGTCATTTCTGCCATTAAAAAAAGATTTGGATTTAAACGCACTTCAAAGTCAAAGCAATCAAATTATTTTGGCAGATATACTTGCGGAGCCTCACGTGGAATCCATCGGAAAATATCATGGGAAAGATTTATTTATTCGAAATGGCAAATTTGGAATGTATGCACAATGGGGAAATGAACGTAAATCTCTAAAAGATTTTCAAGCAAATGCGACATACCCGAATATTATTCGATTTTTAGATGAAGACATAATTGATCCAAAAAAACCAATAGGATTCATTCGGGAATTAAGTCCAACAATGAGCATCCGAAGTGGCAAATATGGGGATTATATTTATTACAAAAAACCACGAATGAAAAAACCAATGTTTTATAAATTAGATGGATTCAAAGACAATTATAGAATATGCAATAAAGAATTGTTGCTCAATTGGATTCAACTAACATATAAGTGTGAATAATTGATTTAAGTCGCAATTACTAGGTTAAAAATAAACACATTCATTAATAAAAAATTGAATTATCCGTTTCTATTATATCCGTCAATAATAATAATATGAGCAAATGTTACACGCGCGTTGACTTGGCAACATTTGACCCAACCATTTTCTTTGAACATTATGATTGGTTCGAAATTGTTCCCGAATCAATATCAGATAAGAAAGATGGATTACACGATTTTGGTAATGGTTCAAAATCGTATAAATTTGTCCAATATGTTATCAGCGATAAAGCAAATAAATTACCTCCACAAATATATTTGGTGGCTTGTGAAGTTTTAAGTGAAAAAGAACGTGAAATGATTGCAGAATATTGTCAATGCAATGCATGCACTCATAGCATTTTTGAAAGTGGGTATATTTTCCCACCATGTGCATGTTGTGTTGGTTGTTTGACACCTTTGCACATTTAAAACGCCGATTTTCTTAAAAGTTTTTTATTTTATTTCCTGAATATAATAAAAAATTGATTTATAATTTCACAATTATATTATTACATAACTTATATGAACTTTCATTACAACGTTAGAAAAATGAACCAAACTAACGGATATATTTATGTTAGAAATCATCCATCGTATGATGTTGATGATGCGTGTAAAATGGGTAAAGCAAATAACATTCCTGAAAGGGATACACAATATGCTACTGGCGAGATTAAGAGAGGATATTTTGAAGCGGTGTTTGAAGTTCCTATTGAAAAAATGGGGATTGTTGAACGCTTATTACAAAATGAATTTCGTGAATTAAATGTTAAATATGATGCTGGAACTGAATTTTACAATAAAAAAATTATTACTCTTATTGAACCTTACCTATTTAAACTTGGAATTAAATATAAA